TTATTTGTTTTCCCAGACTTCCCAACCTAGATGTTCTAAACATAATACCTTAAATGTTTTTTCATCGGTTTCAGTAAGACCTAGAACTTTAAACCATTGACTAAAATAAAATTCTAGATTTTGACACTTCCCTTTACCTCTATCCTCATAATGTTTTTGAATATTACCATAGTAGTCTTTTTGATTCTGTAGTTTATCAGCAGCTAGTAAAACATTAACTTGTCTTAATGCTGACAGCTCAGGGTCAAACAAAGATGTTTCAGCAGTTTTAGGTAAATAAGAATTTGCTTGCTTTCTGTATTCCATAGCTAAAATTATAACCCTACCTGGAAAACTATCATAACTGTAAACACCATAATTGTTTTGTATATCTGAATCATTTTGTAATATAGGGTGAAGAATAAATGCTCTTTTTTGTATCACTCCACACATCTTATGATCTAACCAAAGCAAACCTTCAAGTATGTGTATAATATAAGGTATACCTGTTGTTTTAGCTTTTATACCTGAGGAAGTCTGAGTAACTTTATAGTAATCACAGAGAATATCAAACTCAGAACCATCCTTCCACTGGTCTAGTTCAAGTAGAATTGACTTCAACTTTTCATTTGTTGCTATTTGATTTAGATTCATTTTAACACCTTGGTTGCATATATGGGGGGATGCCAACCATGCAGATAACTAAGTATGTAACCTTCCTCTGGACAAGGCCCCATTTAGCTAGTGCCTCCTCTTCTGTCGTAGGGAAATGTTTGTTATGAATATTATTCAACTCAACCTGATGTTCTTTTGGCCCCATTGAAGGATCAATATCATGTGCAAATACGAGGTTTAAATGTCTTTTAACTAGTTCAGTTTGTTCTGGGGTTAATCCTTTTCCATCATCTTTAGTTAATTCAAAGAATCCTTGTAACCAATATGCGAAATCTCTTGCTGTCATTCTGTAAACCTCTTGCGTTGAAAATAAAGAAAAGGAGTCTCAAAGTGCTCCCTATACTCTGGGCTATCATCTATATGTAAATCAATTTGATTCTCTTTACAATATAATGCCTTTGCTTTATCCCAGAGCCAATCAGGATAAAGTAGTTTACCATCCATTAAATTCAGACCAATATTCTCATGATAGTATTTGTCATTCAGGTAATCTTGAATAGAGAAGAAATGGGTATAAGGAAAACTTAATTTATTGACTTGATCTTCAGTTCTCTTCTTGTCCCCACCAGTTATAACATGAACCTCTCCATTACATTGAATAGTCATAAATGCTAATTTACGAAGATGGTCAGGAATATGGTCTATGACTCCATGAACATCTAGACCTAATCTAATCATATCTTTCCTTCTTGAATTTTGAGTTTTAATTCCTCTACGTAAGACAACCCATTAGGTGATAAACCTTTGTTGTCATTCCAAAAGGGATTATTGTCATGTAAATATTGTAAAGCTCTCCAAAAGTCAAATGAATAACCTTTGTATTGATCTTTAAAGAATTTTTCCATAGTAGTGGAGTATCTAGTGTTGCCATACTCCGCTTGAACTATTTCAGGATATTTAAAACATCTACCGACTGCACAAGATTTATCGTCATAACTATATTGACATGCTCCAACAAGATTTATAGCCCTTCTTGTTGTATCCTCAGAATAGAAATTGATTGTCTCCTCAAGTAATGCTAGTTGTTCTTTTTTAGTTCTTTTCATATCTATTACCCCCTTTTTGAAATACATTGTTGTACAAACTCAGCATTGATACGTCCGAATGCTTCAATTGTTGAGAGAAAATTTGTGGAGATCAAAACAATAATATGTTTATTAAGTCGTTCAGCATATTCCTTCTCTGCTTGACATCCTTCTGAGAGTTCCCAATCAGGCATGAACACTACGATATCACACCTGCTCATTAATTCCTTTGTGCCTTCAACAAACTCAGTGTAATCTGTAATGAATCCATCAATAAATGCTGAACTCAAATTAGGACAAACAATTGGGAAACCTGCTTTGGAAAGATGTTTGTAAATGACTCGCATCAAATATAGATTCTCGTATATTCCATCTGATCCACCTTCAGGTGATCTATAACGACCTGCTAAAAAGATTACTGGTTTCATTTTTAAATATCCTTAATGAGATCAGCTAGTTGTTCTCTAGTTACTATCTGACCTATCGAACCATTGTTGTTCTTTAAGACTTCAAAATTTAGACCGACATGATGAATTAGAACTAGTTTAGCTCTTTGTATTGTTTCACCCAAATCTTTGTTCAAGAAATGATCTAATGTGATTGGTCTTTCATCTTTCTTACTCTGAACCATATCATCTTTTGTTAATACTACTATCATAATTTTTAACTCCTAGTTATATTTTAAATAATAAATAAAAAAGCTGGGAATGTGACCTCCCAGCTTTGAAAAAGTTTACTTAAGCTACTTTTCTAGCTCTTTCTCTCACATTTTCAAAAGGTTGGAAGCGTAATAATTTACCGTTATCGTAAACATCTTCTAACACTTTTTTAACATTTGGATTTGTTATTTGATCTCTTCTGACGGTTGTAAATTCACCATCAACTTTAATCAATTCAAGTAAACCTTGTTTGCTTTGTTTACCTGGATCATCGATTGGATTTTTAGCTAATTCTCTAAGCACCCCACCTACTTCCAATGCACAAGCCTTCATTGCAAACTTCTGAGTATCTCGATCTACTTTCTGAAGTAATGCACCACCCATTCCGAAAGCAATATTAGTCGCACTATAACCTAGTTTGAAAATAGCTTCGTAGATCTTTTTGATACTATCTTCATCAATACCATCACCTTGAATCATTCGGACGTTGTTTAGGACTTTGTATCCTTTATCGTTAGGGACACTTCCAAATTGTTCGTCAAGGATTTTCATAACTCTTGGTACAACTTTCCAAGGCGTTCCACTGTCAGGTCGTATAACAAAAGTTGTTTTACCTTCAATAATCATAGGCTTCAATTTTCCACCAATGATTTCTCGACAAGCCTTATCAATGTTATAAGCATCAAGAACCATTGCTACTAGCGGTACTCCCTTAGTCTTTTCGATGATTCTCTGAATCACACCAGCTTCTCCTCTTTCACCATCTTGAGTCATAACAGAGTGTTCTGTTGCAATGATACTATATCCTGCCATATCCATGTCGTAGTAATTACGAGCAAAAACAAGAGCTGCTACAGTATCGGTTCCATTGAAGTTTACTAAATGAGCCATACCTCCAAGACCAGCAGATTCCTCAGAAGAAACTCCTCGATAGCCGAAGTCGTGTAGTTTGAAATCAATTTCAGACATTGGATCATTAGATGTTTTTTCAAGAGCATCTAGAATTACGTTACGAATACTGTTACTCCCAGTAGATATAGTAGTCGTATTCCAAACTTTAAGAATTAAAGTCTCTAACCAAGAGACCACCCATACCACTTTAGGATCTTTTACAGCGGATTCGATTGTCATCAAAACATTTTTATTTTTAACAATTGTACCCTCAGGAACTGCACGAATTTTAACAGGTAGAAATCCATTATACACTTTTAAAATTCTTTCCCAACCTTCTCTATAAAATGGTAAGCCATGAGCTGTTATAATTTGCTCCGCTTCATCTATATCTTCCATAGTGATTGGTTTCATAAGAAACCTTAACACGTAGTATTGAAGCCCAAAGAATAGAGTGTAGTCATACTTTCCACCCCGACTTTCAATATAGCTCATCGCATAGTCAGCATTCTGTGGTAAAAACATGAAGTGACTATACTTGTAACTATCTGACTTGAGGATAAGATTATCCTCGTTAATTTTTTTAAACCTTCTTTTGTAAATCATTGTTGTTCTCCTTGAACTTCTAAATTTTGTTTCGCTCTACCTGAGCATTTTTAATTTTCGCTTAATACTAACCAAACATGATCTATTGGAATAATTTCAACCGCTATAACACCTTCTCGGGTAAATAGGATCTCCATTTCTTTTTCATACCACTCAGTTACTTCAAACTTGTAGAGATGAAATCCATTCGCTACTAAGTTCTCAGCGTCTTCTCGACTGAACCATTGATTCATGTTCTCAATGTTCTTTCCAGCAGATTGCCATCTCTTTCCTTCTCTCTGGTGATCATCACAGAAACCCATTGGAAAATCTTTAGCAATCGCATTCGGACAAAGAAGGTGTATTGTAGGATTAAAGTTACCTTCACCATCATACCACATTCCACCTTTGTCTTTAGGGTTTTCAATTCTGTAAACTATTCTGGTTTCCATCTCTAAACCCTTCCTTGCTTATACATAAAGTATTCTATGATATGAACATGATCTTCAAAGAATTTATCCAAATTAGCACCGACTTCATGAAAAGGCATCCATAATGCTTCTTCTGCATCATCTCCTCCAATTACGAAGGGTAAGCTTCCTTGGTCACCTAAATCGAAATTAAAAGCAGTTGTAATAGTTCTACCTCTGAGACTTCTATCAGGGTGATCAAATACTTTTGAACCTACTAAATTATTAATAATTTGATCTTTAGGATAACGAATATTAGTTTCCTCATCTAACTCTCTAAGAGCTCCTTCAAACAAAGATTCTCTTTTTTTGATGTCTAAAAATCCACCAGGAAGAGCATATAATCCTTTACCAGGATTTTTTTTCCGTTTAATGACTAATACATGCCCAGCTTTAAATACAACTGCATCTACAGTCTGAAAACAAACAGGGAATGGAGCGTCCTTCCATAACCTTTTGTAGGATTCGATGTAACTAAATTCACTTTCTAATTCCTGTAATAGTTCTCTATTTTTGAGAGAAAAATTAAGAAGAAATTCTCTAGTTACCTCAGAAATATTTTTGATATCTCTTGTACCGTTTAGAGGATTAAACCAAACTTCTCTTATTTTAGTAGAATCGACTCCAGGAACCGTATTGAATAGATCCTGCTTCCATTGAGGAAACATTTGAAGGTAGTAAGAAGAAGCGTCCTTCATACTTCCTGTAATTGCAATCTTCTTGTCATCAGGTCTAGTCATTTGAGAGACCTTATACATCAGTTGATTTGACCAAACTTTGTCATTGTAAAGATAATCTCTAACTGAGATAAAGTCTATTGGTGCTCTACAATCAAAGTTCTTTTGAATTATATCAACTCTTTCTTTGACAGTAAATGGATTCTTTATTGTTCGAGGAGAATTGTCTCCTCCGATTACGAAAAGAAGTCGTTTAGAATTCTCTAAGGCTTTTTCCGCTACCTCTTGGTGGGCATTATGGAATGGTTGGAATCTACCGATATAGATAGACAAATCATATAGTTTACTCATCTTGGATCTCCCTGATCACTTGGGAACTAAAGTTTCTACCTGAAACAATTCCCGCTTCTATTTAGTATAATAAATAGGACTAGACAAAATACATAAAAAAAGTTAAACTTTTTCTAATTCCAAACGTACTTTTTACTCCTAATTTTAGCCGAAAGTGACTCAAAACCATTATCTACTATGATTCCCTCATTACTAAGTCTTTTAAATCCAACTTGAACAGCTTGTCTAAATCCCATATCCTGAGTATCAAATCCAAATCGATTCATAAATCCATAGAGACTAAATCCATCAGGGAATTTCTCCTTTATTACAAACCAATACTCCTCAATAAATTTTCTAATCGGATGTATTTGAGCCTCTCTAACTTTTTGTTTACAAGAGTCAGTATTGTGTGATGTCTTAAACTTAACTTTGTATTCCTCAGTTTGTCTTACTGACTTCATCGTCTCTTTTTGTTTAGCTCGTGCCTCAGGAGTATGAACGAAAGTAATCATATTTTGTCTAGATTGATTTCTTATTTGTTCTTTCTTTTCATCTGAGTGATTACCCCAAATTCTCCTTGCTTTATCACCTGCAGCAGCTTTTCTTTTGAAATTATTTTTCCAACCTTTCTTTTGTCCTAGTGATAAAGCCAGTTTAACTTCTGGTTTTTGTCTCGATAATTTCTGCACTCGAGACCTCATAGCTTTAACTTCAGGTCTTGAATTATATTCTTTCATCTTACTTTTCCATTCACTAGTTTGTTTAGTTTTACTTATACTAAAACCTCTTTTTATATTTGTTAATTTATCGTTTTGTACTACTTTCATCTTTGCACAGTGAGCAATATGCTCGTCTACTGTCATACTATGAATATAATTTTGTCCTGGTTCCTCAGTTCTAAAATTATAACCTCTAGAATTGTGAGTACTATCATACCACTCAACAATATAGAATAACTCTGCCCAATCTAGATCCTTTCTGCTATAACATTCAGTTAAAATAGTTACAGTAAAGTTATCTTTACCATGAGATTTAATAGCTGATCCTAGTCTTTTGTTTGTTTTATCAGGATGGTTTAAATGATTGAATGGTCGAATTTTAGGATGTACTGTTTGACCGATATATACTTTACCGTTAGTTTTATTTTGTATCCGGTAAATATATCCTATTGTAAAGTTTTTCGTACCATTGAACATAATCAAATAATAAATAAAAAACCCCGACTTTTTTAGGATCGGGGTTCAAACTCTACAGTTTTTAGAAAACTTTTATTTATTATTAAAGGTTTTCTAATTGAATCAAGCGGCTGAAACGACTGTTAATGTCACGCATATCTTCAACTGTAGCCAAAGTTCCTTTTCGGTAAAGTTCTGGATAATCAAGAGCAGCATAAAGTTCAGTAAGAACTCCGATTGCAATGTTAACATCACCATCTTCATCTGGGTTACGATAAGTTCCAAGGATCTCATTGTTTCTAATCGCAGTATCAGATTTAGGAGCAACATAAACTTCTTTACCATCAAGTTTACCTGCCATGTATGAACCACCGATTCGTTTTTGAGAACTATCATTCTCCCAAAGCTTATGCATTTTCATGAAAGCTAGGGCTTGAGTTCCAACTACGAATTTGTTTAATTCACCTCTCTTCAAGTCATCATATAGATTTCCATCTACTTTAGTGATTGTTTGAAGTAAAGTTTGAGCATGGTTATAAAGGTTATCTGCACCAGCATTTGTGAAAGAAGCATCGAAAGTAGTGATAGCATTGTTAGTTGCTTGTTCACGAAGTCTTTCAAAGAATTTAGCATCCTTTCTCATAGCGTGAGTATCACCAACACGTTTGATCAACATCTCTTCAGCATCACCTACTCCTGTTGTATCCAAAACTAATTGGAACATTTTAGAGTATTGGTAAGTCAAAGGCATTGGTCGAGCATTGAAACGTGCTCTACGAAGATTAAGCTCAATCATACCCCATTGGTCATAATTGTCTGCTTCTTCAGAATCCCATTGTGCTCTTAAAAGAACTGATGCACCACTTGCAGGGGCAGTAGCAAAAGTAATAGATGCTGTACCACCAGAATAAGAAATTGTTCCTGAAGATACTCCAGAACCAGAGAATGAACCTTCTCCATCATCAACTGCTACTCGTTTTCCACCAACTACAACATATGCTGTAAGAGGAACGATTGGAGTCACAGGGAATGTGAAAGTGAAAGTTGTAACAACACCATTTGCTGTTTGAGCAGCAGAAGCTTTGTCATACTCTGTTGAATAATCAGGGTTCATGTTTTCATAAACTAGATCACCTTCAGTTGCACCACGTTTAGTAGAACCGAATTTTGTATCTACGAAATAGAAAGCATCATCAGGAGTAGTTAATTGCCACTCATGACCGATCTCAGCTCTATTTGATTGACCAACACCGATACGAATAATACGAAGTACATTCTCTGGGCGAGTAGAGAAAACAGATTTAATCTGAGTTCCATCTTCTTTTAACTTACGAAGGTGAGCATGTTCATTTCTGATTCGAGCTCTTTGAGGATCTTTAGCATAGAGTTTATCTAGTTTAAATCCTACAGGAGTTTTACTAATTTTTTCAACTAGAATATCCCCTTGTACTGACATTCGAGCCAAATGCTCTTGCATTTGGGCTTTAGAATAGCCATTAACTTTTGGTTTTTGTGATTTTGCAGCTGTTGCCATATTTAATTTTACCTTTTATGAGTACTTGTTCGTTCTCCTATTTTAGTATTTGTTGTCTCCTATCCAATCATATCGTCCAGGATTAACTCTGGATTCACTGATTCTAAGTGGCTTCTCATCTTCTTGTTTGAAGAATTTTTCAATAAACTTAGTTGCTTGAACTAAATTTGGTTGAGCAAGAATACCTTCTTTTATTTTTTTAAGAACTGGAGTTTTTACAACTCGTTCATTATAAAAATTCAATACATCTCGGTTTATAGTTTTTGGTTTAGTAGCTGATTCTTTAATAGTTTGTTTAGCAGGTTTTCCACTTTCTAAATAACCAGATTCATCATTATAATCTTCCCAAGGAACTCCACCATAATCTTCATCGTCAGCTCTATATGCAATCATAGGATCTACGATATCACCGTAATCCTCATCAGGATAAGCAGAGTTTTGAACGAGGTCAATATCTAATACATCTGGTTGACCAATTTCATCCTCAACCATAGTTTGAGTGTCAGCAGTTGTATTTTCTTTTTTTAATTCTTTGTTTTCTTTACGAAGACGAGCAATGTCTTCAAGCATAACTAGTTTTTCAGACAATGCTTGACGAATATCTTTTAAAAGGATTCCCCTTTCAGAGATAAGACCATTGATGTCATTTCGTGCTACTTTAACATCTTCCATTAAAGCCGTGATATCGTTTTCCATTAACTTACTGTCTTCAACCAAAGCAGTTAAGTCAGTTTTAAGAATCTTTTCGTTTTCACTAATAGTCTTAATAACTTCTTTTGATTTAGTTAATTGTTCTTTAATTTTAGTTAACATAACATCTGAAGTCTTAGCTTTCTCTTTAAGATCACTAATAGATTCTTCGGATACTTTTAGTCTTTCAGTATTTTCTTTAATTTCAGACTTAATCATAAGATCAAGGGAAGCAATTTCTTCAACTAACTTAGTTCTTTCATTACCGAAGGACTCAGGAATAAGCTCAAGGGTTTCTTCGATGTCTCGTTTAGCCTCTATAAGAGAAGCTCCTTTGTTTTGTTTTGCTCTTTCTGATTCTTTAAGAGCAACCTTTACATTGTTTCTAACTGTTAATGCTTGAACGCCTTCTGTCGCCATATTATGATTCCTTTCTTGTTGATTTATTTTTTCTTCTATTATATTAGTATTACTTTCGACTTTCGTCTTTACACTTTCAGACATCGATACTGAATTGGTATCAATATTATCTTGTTCAGCATATACCCCTTGAGATGGAGTTAATACCCAATCAGACAATCTAATAAGTTCATAAGTTCTAGGATTTACTGTTCTTTCGTCTTCCATTAGTTCACCGAAACCAACAGTTGAAAGACCATTCTTTCCACCAGCTTGTAGTACTTCTAAGAAATGTTTTCCATGTTTACCAACAAGATATAGATCAGCAGTGCAATTAGATTCGTTGATTTTGAAATTTCTCCAAACACCAACAATATCTTTAACTGATCCATCTGAGTCATCTCCTGGATGATCAGCGAGACAAAGAGTTCCTTCAGCTACCTTAGCTCGATATACATTTTCCCAAAGCTCTTTAGAATATACCCTACCGTTTAGATTTTCAGTAAATCTAGTTACGGGAACATTTCTTACTATAGCTACTGCTTTAAACTTCTCACCTTGAAACGATTCAACTAAAGGACGTTGACCTTCAGTTAAGACTTCAATACTGGTAGATGGGATAGTAACAGAAAAAGACTCAATAAAAAGATGTTTTCCTTTTTCTTGAGCAATCTCTTTTAATGTTTTTCTTTTTTCCATTATGATATCCTTTAGGGTTGATTTCTCAACCCTAAACTTAAATTTTATTAAGCTCCATCACCAGAAGCATTTTCGTCATCATCAGCATCCATCCCTCTGTCAGAAGGAGCATTACCCATGTTATCAAGTGACATAGCATCATAGTCAGAACCTGTATCATCACTGATTAAGCTGTCGCCTTCGTCAGTTTCAGACTCTTCATCAAAGATACTTTTATAGGTATTAGATTTCATACCTGTAATAGCTTCTTCCATATCATCCTCATCGGAATCGTTAGACTCTTCCATATCTTCTTTATTGTCTTTATTGTCTTCTTCCTCATCTTCTTCCTCAGAAATTTGAGTTCGATTTTCAAGTTTAGCAGCCATTTCTTTAACTCGTTTAAGGCGAGCTTTTTCTTTCATTTCTGCATCGTCTTTCTTGTCATCTTTTTTATCGTCTTCTTTTTTATCATCAGTAGTTTCTTCTGCTTCAAAAAGAGACTTATACTTAGCTGATACTTTAGACTCAAGCATACCGATTTCGTCAACGATAGAGTTTTGAGCATTTAGGGTTTTAACTGTGTTTGAAAGGGAATCAACAACCGCATTGTCAACACCATGATCATCGATAACATCAGTTATAACTGATTCAATTTTATCCACTACGCTATCTATGACTGCAGGCGCCATACTTTCTTTCAAAGCTTCTTTTAATTTAAGTGCAAGCTTTGAATCTTTTTTGTTTTCTTGTTTTGAAGTTTTATTTTCAAACAATGACTTATATCGTTTCATTCCCATGGTTCTAACCCATCCTATTGATAGTAATTATTGCTGAAGTTCAGCATTTAATTAGTATCAAAACTAATAGAATTAAGTTTTAATTTTTACTGTCTTTGTCTTTAATAAGAAGTGATCGTTTGACTAACTCTTTCCAGGAATCAGGATTTCTTAGTCGTTCTTTTATCGATTGTTCTACTGATCTTAAATCTAGTTTCTTAAATAGATTGGATATAGTCATTAGATAGTCTAGAACTTCTTGTCTTATCTCCTGAGACACTCTAGGATCGTCCTGACAAAGATATGGTAGAAGTCTTTGGACTCTCTTCAGACATTCTTCAGCAGATAGGTTTATTTCAGCAACTAGTGATCTAGTCAAAAGAGCTTTATCCATTTTATAAAATGGTTTATTTGTTACAACAATAATTCTACTCGTACATTCAAATGAGTTAGGGATTATAACATCCTCTCCTTCAGAATCAGCTTTCTTTAATATGATTGGTTTAGCACCATACCCTACTTTTCTGATTTTCTTTGAATCTAGAACTTTCTTAAGTATATCAAAATTTTTAGGATTATCTATCAGTGAATCGGCATCATCAAACAAGATTACTTTTCCATTTTCCCTATATAGGAAAATATAGAGGTTCATAGTTTGAATCTTTGTTGGTCCTTCGATCCACTGTAGTTCCTCAACTTCTTCCTCTTCAGTGGATATTTCTACTTCGTAATTTTCTAATTCTTTAACTGATATAAACTGTCTAGTGTCTGACTCGGGTCCAAGTAATTCTTTTAGAGTAGTAGTTATCTCTACCGTTTTACCTAGACCTGAATCACCTGAACAAATAAAAGCATAATCAGTTGAACAGGGATCACAAATACTTCTAGTATAGTTAACTACTTGTTTGAATATTTCTTCCTCGCCAATAATTATAGATTCTGATTCAACTTCAGGTATTGGTTCTTCCTCGACAACCTCTTGAATGACTTCGGGTACGATTTCTTCGACTATAACTGGTTCTGGTTCTGGTTCTAATTTTGGTTCAATAACTACTGGTTCCGAGACATCCTCTATTATTTCAGATGTTGTACTCTTAAGCATTGTTTTAAATAAAGAAAAAGACTCAGGGTTTCCTAGTTGTTTGTCTCGGACCCAAGTACTATATGACTTATATAATACTGGAGTGGATTGGGTCGTATCTGGTAATGTTCTACTTACCCACTGTTGTATCGTCTTCATGTATAATTAGTCGCTTCTGATTGTACTTGTTCTCTAAATGCTTTATATACTCTAATATTTTGTTCATACATTTATCAGGGTTCTTAAATATTTGTCTTCCTGTAAATCTAAGAACATACCAATCATTCATAGCAAGGTATATTTGTCTCTGGTAATCATGTTCTCTTTGATGTAAGTAACTATGAAAGTTAAGTCCATCTATCTCGATATCTATTTTAAATCTTGGTCTACTAGATGATTTGTCGAAATATGCAAAATCTAGTTTATAAGGACCAACTGCAAACCCTGATTCCAAAATTATAGGATAAGTTTTGGAAAAATTATAGAATTCTTTTTCTAACGGAGAATCCCAATCTATATTGTCTGTTTGTTGTTTAGTTTTATTTTCTTTCTTAGGTCTTACGATTCTTTTCTTAACTGCTTTTTTGAAACGTTTCAAACATTATTCCTTTGGAGGCATTAACTTAGCGATACGAAACTTAAATAAATTTTGATTACCTTTATTTGTCTTGACTTGAGGTTGATTATTATCGTCCACATCAAAACCTGTTACGGTCATCCTTTTATTCTTAAATTTTCCACCGAGGATTTCATCCCCGACTTCAAAAGGGATTTCCATATTCTCATAAATTGACTTGTATGGTTTTAATTCCACACTTTCAGTTGTAATCTGTGAACTACTAACCAGTATAACGCTACCTATAACATATTCACAACCAGATTCTATCTCTTTAGCTACTCTATGATGTCCATCCAGAAGATAATAGAATTCACCAAACTTCATAAGTTCTGGGTAATTTGCATCCTGATCTTTAGAAGAGAATACCCACTTCTCAAGTTTGTCTCGTTTCAAGAATCTCTGAGTCGGAACTATCATTTTAACATCTATTGATTCCTGACCAGATGTTTTGAAGTAATCCTTATATTTATTTGGATCTGAATTACACTCTAGTTTAAAAACAATATTTGTTGCATGCTCTACTTCAAGAGGATATGCAAAAGGATTGCAGAAATATTCTTCGACTGAAACTAAATTGCTAGGATCTTCAGTTAATTCATAAGCACTCAAGTTCGTATAGTATGTCTTTTCTTTAAAGACTGACTTATAAGATTTAAGCATCATAACTAATTAGTAGATCCCGTCATTCTTGCTGGTTGTAGAGGTAATGTTTTATCCTGTACTAGTTTCAATACTTTATCGGAGGCTTTAAAAACTATTGGTACAATACCAGCTAAGTGTTTACAAAGGTAATCACTACCACCATGAACTTTTCTCCAAACAGGATCGGAAATACTTTGAGGATATATTGCTGAATCAACTTTAGTTGCTCTATATCTCTTACCTTGCCAGTTAAAGGATGCACAATTACAATCAACTTTTATGTTAGATACTTTTAATATCTTTCTAAATGTTGAAGCAGATAGGTTCCAAATATTAATAGTTCTTTTTTGCTTCTCCGACGCTTGTCTCGTATATTTTTTAAAGTCAGTAAATTGAATCTTCACCGTATATGATCTCAATCGCTTCCATGAGTTGGTTTTATTATTATAACCTTGTGTCGAAGAAAAGTAAGTAGGATTAGTTTTGAGAGTCAGAATGTCTGTATCTGGATCGTAGTCAAATATCTTTGCTACTTTCTTTTCCTGACCTAGAATACCATTACGTTCATTTTTGTAATATCTAGTTACTCCAGATATATGTTTGCTCCACTGATCGATTGAAAATTCTTTTAATAGACTACCATGGTTTAATTCTTGTAGCTCTTCCTCAGATAATAGTTCACTTATGTCGGTCAGACTTAACTCATACTTTTCTTTACCATTAAAGATTGTATAAGTTAAATCATCATTTGACTTGACTATTTCTGATAACTGGTGGGGCATCATTATTAAAGTACTACTTGTATATCAGTTCCATTTTTAAACACTATTCTTATTCCTGATCTATTTGCAACAAAAAACTCAAAAGCTTCCTCATAAAAGTAAAGCTCAAAATTATTATTCCCAAATATTATACCTTTTTTATGAGCCATTTTTACCATGACTTTTTCAACTGACATAGTAAACACCGTTGTCACGTCTAATTTGAACTTATTACTGTCTTCCATAGGTGACAGTACTGCAATTAAACCTTCCCAACTTTTATTATTTGATTCTTCTTTGAATACGCTTTTATATCTTTCCATAGTTATACTCCAATACTATTTTGGTAAAACTTTTCTATTACTTCTCTTAACTTAAGTGGTAATCTAGCATTTGTAGTCTTAGACATCTGAAGTAGTTTAAAAGCATATTCAGCGGTGTCATCTTGCCACATAGGTGATACCCCAAAAGAATGGGCTAGTCTTGCTATCCCACCTTTTATCTTATCTACTAGAGAAACTCCATCTTCTGACATCATTTCTTGTTTTTCCTCTTTATAAATAGAGTTATACCTTTCCATGTTTAAATCCTTATTTTAATGTTAACAAATAACTTAATTTCTGTGTTTCACCAATCATTTCATCAATTATATTCTGTAGAGCAGTTGAATTGAAAGGTACTTTATTTTCAAAACTCTTTCTTAATTCTTTGAGCCAAACTAAAGTGTTACCAATATAATCTTTTGGTTGATCGGAATCTAAACTATAATCACATAAACCAATTAGGTCTGATTTTCCAAATGATTTTATATATTCTCGACCAAACTCACCCTGATAAGATTCAACAAAGGAATCAATAAAGTCTGACATTGCATCATAATAACTTCCTAATGCTGTATGTTCAGCATATCCATAAGTTTGCCAATGAAATATTTTAACTTGAGCTAGTATGCCAAGAAATTCTTTTACAAATGAGTTTTCAGGACTAACGTCAAACTCTGATTCTTTATATACTGATTTATAGGGTTTCATAATTTATTTTACCACGTATGCTTCTTCATTGATATCTTTCTTTTTCGATTGGTTGCTGTTTGCTTACTTTTAATTTTTCTGGCACTCTTTTTAGCAATGATACTTTTCTTTCTAGTCTCGGAAGGTTTCTTTCTAACTAGTTTTTTCTTACTACCTGTTCCTTTGACTCCATATTGTTTATTAGTGCTGTAATATTTTATGGTTTTCTTTCCGTTTCGAATAACGAATTTTTTCTTTATACCTTCTTCTAGTTCATCGTCAATACAATAGTCATCCCTGATTTCCTCAACGAAATAAACTGATTTGTATGGTTTTAAGTAAGGCATCGATTCTTCTAAGTTAAGAATAATATCACCATTGCTTTTCATGATTACATCCATTCTCTCATCTTTTCTCTTGAAATACTTTTGTATGAAATCGATTATAACTTTAGGCCAAGGAAGAGAAGCATCAAGTAATGGATATTTAAGTGAGTTATCTTTAATATATTCAGCTATTGTTTGAAGTAATTCTTTTACTTCAGGATAGAATTTAGAAGTTAGAATTTGTTTAAACTCCATTGGGTCACTATTATTATATTGAACCCAAACTTTATTACCTTGAATCCAAAATTCAAAAGTATACATCCACGCTTTTGAATTCCTTATGGTTCTAATTTGATGATACTCATTAAGTGATTTTAAATTTAAATCCATATCTAGTTAGTATCCTTTCAACTTCTTTTTTTCTTTTAGAAAAATCCTCAAAGGGTTTAGTATCGATTATAACTATATCCTTAACTTCTTTTGTCTTCATAATTACACCAAACATTTCTTCCAAATCTCTGAAGAATCTGTTCAATCTAAAATTATGATTGTATATTATTATTTTTTGAAATGATTTTTCAAAATAGTCACTTACAAGTTTATCTAAGGATATAGTTTCATACATATTACTTTCCACTACCTAGAGTATATTTTTGTTTTCCAAATCTTTTTATTTGTCTAATCTCTGGCTTTAGAGCAGCAAGTCTATCCTTAGCTAGTTTTAATTTTCTAGAAGACATCAATAGAACTAACTTCTCTTTTGGTTCAGTACTATTGTCATCTACTCCTTCAACTAAAATAGGTTTCATATCTTCCCATGCTAACATATCACCTAACTTAGAAGGATAGTAACACATTTCTTTTTTCCCATTACGGGTAGAGAAACGACTCAATAGGTTTTCAGAGAACTCACCTTTAGCCCCTAATCTAGGAAGACCACCAAACTCTTGTTCAGGATTAAGATATAACTCTACTTCGTCAGCTATGTCTGCAATAATAATTTCATGAACTAACTCTTCACAATCTTTAGTTGGGTCATCCCAAAGAATAACCTTCTTTTTCTTTTTAGTTACATCAGAAGTAAGAATATCGTATTGATAATTTTCTCCATATATTGATTTGTAAGGTTTCATTTCCATCATTATACTCCAATAATATTATTTATGTCAGTTATATCAACACCAGTAGGTATTGAAGGTTCAGCTAGTTTTAATTTTGATTTCGTTGACAATACTCTATTTGATAGAATAGATTCTCCACCTAAATCTCTAACCACTATATATGAGTTCGGTAATAGATTACCTGAAAAATTATCTAGTTCAACCGGGGGAGTCAATTTAAACTTCTCCAATCCTTCTAGACCTACTCGATATCCTTGAGTTGTTAAGTTGTTTTTTAATACTTTAGACGGAATAAATTTTTCAGGATATCGTGAATTAATCGATACCAAATATAAACTAACAGCAGATCCTAAAACTTTCTGAATATAACAATTCATATAGTTGTCAAATCCTAGAGTTGCTCTTAATTCATTACCAGTCACCCTAATTAGTATTGAAATTGAACTGTTTAAATAAGTTTTGAATTTCTAGTTTTTGTTCCGGTTTTAAAATCAGTGGTGGGCAGTCATTTGTTTCTTCTTGTAATATTAAGTCATTTGAATTTAAAAATTCTGTAGTTATTTTAAATCTATAGTTTTCAGTTACTATAAAAGTTCCTTCATCTGAGTCTACTAGTAGTTTACAATTATTTAAATCTATGCCATCAAGATTAAACTCAAAGTCTTCTTGTTCTGGAGTAAGGATTTCCGAAAACATTTTTATCCTCCCACTTTTTTAAACTATCAATCAACTTATTCTTACTACTTACATAAGGGTCAATTGGTGGTTTCTTTTCATTTAAACCAACTAATGTTTGAAAGTTTGCATTGAAAGCTTCCTCATAGATAGATATAGTTTGAAAGTCTCCAGTTATACCATCTAAGTGAACGAACTGATGGGAATCAAGATTGAATAGTATTCCTTCTATGTCATTTATTTTAAAACTAGTTAGAAGGAACTTTCTAAAGTCAGAGTATATAAGATATAGTTTTCTTCCATCCTCTTCCTGATGTTCTGTCATATAGTAAACCAAGGGTTCACTCAATGCTGGTTTCATAAAGAAATCTATATACTTAAATTTGCTAGACTGAATCATTTAATTTACTATCTAAGTTTTGATACAATACACCTTTACAGAAGTCTTCTATCCAAGTAGTCTGTTTAGTTTCTATTTTTGAAATGATATCATGAAAAGCATTACTGGATTCAATTTTATACTCTTCTTGTAATTCAAAACCTTTAGGTACAACAACTTTCTTAGTTTTAACTTTAACTTTAAATAAGTAAGGAATAACGAATTCGTTCTTACCTTCATAAAAGTTTAAAGTTATATATGCTATCAATGCTAGAAATACTTCTTGAACTTCCTTAGGATCCTTACCTAGAGCTGATGCTATTCTTTCAACATGATCCTTCTCATCTCTTGATAACTTTACTCTTTTTTTAGCAGGAGTATTGTTTTCAGATTTTAATGTTGGAGGTTCGTATATCATTAACTATCCTTTCATTTTTTCTAAAACAGTATATTCATTTTCTGAAATCTGTTTTAATTTTTTACTGTTATCATCTTTCAATGATTCTTTCAAAGAGTTAAACTCTTCATTTGAAACTTCTTTACCTTTAACTTTTATTGTAGGTTCCATATTAATCCTCGCCTTTATTTAATGTTTTCATATCTAATTCCCAATCTTCAGCATCATCTTGTTTAGGTTTAGTATCCTCAAACATGTTTGATATTTTTCTGAGTTGTCTCAATTTATTATTCTTATGAATTTTTTCTTTGAACTCAGAATATTTACCTTGATTCTTAATTTTTAACTCTTCATTCATGAGTTGAATTTTTGACTCAACTTTAAACTTCTCAAACAATGATATGTCAAAATCACTATTTTTCTTTCTTGACGATAAATAATGTCTACCGTTTGCTTTATGTTCAGTTGCAAAACCAATTCTACCTTTGGTTATTTCTTCCTCAACTATAGATTCAATTAGTTTAGGTGAAGTCTTTCTTCTCAATGATTCAAAAGTAAAGTCTCTATTATCTTGTTGTTCAGTATCATCTACTTGTTGTTCATTCTGAGATTGAGCTATATCTGCTTGTTCTTTTTCTATTTTATCTCTTTGTTCAACGAAATCATTTATCCACTTATCAATAGTTTCAGGATCGAATGCTGTTACTTTTTTATATACTTGTTTGATCAAATCAGGAGGTAATGGGATTTCATCCCCTCCCCCAACTCTTTCCTTTATCCCATCAAGTACTTCATTAGCTAATGCAAATAAATCTCTTTGTGATGAAATGAGCTCTGGGTTATTTTGTGATTCAGGATAAGGCATTGATAATTTAAAATCAATTTCTTCCATATTGAAGTCGCCTGATTGAATCATATCAATCTTTATCATTTGTGAAACTTGTTCTAAGAAAATTGTTTGATACTTATATACTTTTCTTGCAAAAGGTTTATGTTGTTGGATCAAGGATACTCCTGAATTTCCAAAACCCCCATTGTTTGGATCCAAGAAGTTTCTCGGTAAACCAGTGGATATTACTATATCATCTCTCATTAACTCGATATCATCTATTCTACCCAAATTGATTTGAGGAGATTGTTGTTCATATTCAAACAAATCCTTAATAGTTATTTTTGCTTCACCTAAACCGTCATTCTCCTTTCTAACTTGTTGAAGTCCAGAGGCTTGCCAATATCTAATGAAATTTGCAGCTAATTCAACTTTATCTGTAGGCATCCCACCTTGAGGGAAATTTAAAGTATAGACATCAATAGGCATATTTGCTTGTCTTGCTAATACTGCCATACCTAGAGCCATATCGTACATCTTAGTTGGAGCAAGTGAATAAATAAATGCTGGTATACCAAATGGAGCAAAGAAGGAGTTAGTATCGTAGTTTCTAAAATGTAAGAATCTCCAAGGAGGTAAAACAAATGAACCGACTTGAAATCCAAATAAGTAACTTCTAAAAAATGAAGCATAATCACCTTGATCCATAATGTTCTGAGCAAGTAGTTGCATTTTCTTGTCATTACTAATATTTTTAAACATTGAGTTGAATCCAGTTGATCTCAACTCTTTCTCTACATCATGGGGTGTAAATTCAATTCGATCATCTATATCGAAAGGGTCAACATTTAAAATTTCAGATATTCCTTTATTATGGAATGTTAATATCCATCCTGCATCACCAGTAGTTATTAAATTGTTTATCGTTGGAAAAATATATGAGTCAACATTTAATCTTATCAATAATTTTTCAATATATATTCTTTGTTTTTTATCCTTAGCTTCAACTGATATGATTTGATTATTTGTGTCACCTTGTACTACTTCATGCCCTAACATCTCTCTTGCTGCTTGCATCAAAGCACTACTTTCAAACATCCTATACATATCCTTATACATAAGGATTCTATCTTCAAAATCATATATTAAACTCTGATTTTGATTCCAGGTGTTCCATAATTGTTTTACATACGGAGGAAATTGTTGAATACTATCGGTATCACTTATTTGACCTCGATTATCGAATTTCTTTTGTAATGGTACTACTCTACCCTTGTCTACTTTAAAAGAATATTTGGAAAATAATGAGTTTAGTTTACCTTGAAAGTTTAAGTCTGCCATTTATAATTACTCCATAATAATAAATAAAAATATTTTGTTTTCTATAAAAAGTCCACATAAAATGGATGTTTTTTATTTATGTTAACTGTTGATTTACCTAAATCAAGTGATGTTATAGCTTCACCATTTTCATCGATCCCATGAGCACATTCTAATATTAACCAGTTACCAGAATACTCAGTCGCTTTATTGTCCTTCTGATCATCGATCGATCTAAATCTTGTCTCAACTACTTTACCGGCACATAGAGAAGCGTTTAAATTTATATTAACTTTTATCCTGTAAGGAAATGTTAAACTATCGATGTAGTTATTATTGACCCAACCTTTATAATGAGACTGTTGATAGAAATTATCCACTATACCAAAGTTTCTAATGGATCGAACCTTATCTAAATATTGTCGACGAACAGAATATTTGTTTTGTCCGAATCTATTACCACCAGATAATTTATCTGACAGCTTAATTTTAACTTCTACATATGTTCCTGTAGAATCCAATTTGTAATATGTTGAATTATAATCATCCATATTGTTAGGAGCACCTAACATTTGAACTGAATATTCTGTTATTACATCATTTCTTACATCCTTATTAAACTGAGTTACTTCATCTTGTAAACCAAAATACAGTATAGTTTCTGGCTTTTGATTCATTAAATCAGTTGATGTTTCGAAGTGAAATTTTCCTTTTGAATCAATGAATGTAAAAAAGGGACTATTAATATTAGTTTCACTATAAGCATATTTAGACATCCTCTGTATGAACTGATAATCATACTCATTGGATTGATACCATATATCATAGTTCGTATCTGAGGATATTTTAAAATCTGGTATATTGTTAGGATACTGATACGTAGTCATTATTTGACTAACTATTGAACTTATAGTTCCTCGATATGATTTATTCTTAGTCTCATCTTGTTTTAAAAAATTAGATTTTAGAGGAAATATTTCTGCACCTGCTATAATTTCCTGAGAAGTAGGATCATTCATTTGAAATTCAGACCAATAGTAATTATGGTTTATTTTAAACTTTTCTGTTGGGTCAGAAAGTTTCATTTCAATGTCTATACCTTCAGTGAAATAATTAGTTTCAGTAAATATAGATGCTTCATCCATAATAACTAATTCACAATAAGGGAAATAATTATATATTGAGTCCATAACCATGACTCGATGTACTACCCCGGGAACAAAATCCTCTATACTAAACAAACTAGGATTAGTTTTAAAAGAAAGTTTAAAGGGATACGATTTGGTAACATCACCCATACCCTCAATTAGTATACTAATTTCCTATGAGTAGGTTTAACGATAAAATATCTATAGCTCAGGTTTTCTATACATCCCTGAAACTATATAAAACACAAGTTGACAATAAAGCAAGAAGAGCTCAAAAAGATATACGATCAGCTAAAATAATCAACAAAAACAATTTTGAATATAATCGATCAACTAAAACTTGGGAACAAACTGGTAGATCAAGTAAATTGGTTATAGAAGTCAGGTCTGATCCTAGATCATATCCAGCAATAGATACGATAAGAATACATAAGTATCCTATAGTGTTTGAGTTTCAGGATATATTTAAAGGTGCAGAAACTCCTTTTAAATGGAGAGAAGGATCTCAGAAAAAACCAGTATTTAAAGTTCCAGGTAAAGATTCCCAAGATATAGCTGACATAAATATTAGAGCACAGATACAGATGCAATTCTTCTTTGATATGGTTTGGGTTGCAAAACAAAACAATTTACTTTGGGGGATTTGTCATGCTAATAGACCACCATCAATTAGGAACCCTAAAAAATTGATATACTTTGGTAAGCATGCTTATTGGGCGGTTAAAAATATAGTCATTCCGCTTTTGAGTAGTGATAAGTTAAAACAAGGTGTTGTGAAGAATAAATACAGACAGGATTAAAATCTCAATGCTCTAATTGCTTTCTTTTCAGCATTTAATTTTTGTATGAATTCATTAACTATAGGTTCCATATCTTTAGGAGTTGGCCCTCGATACAAAGCCAGTTGAACTCTTTTTGATACTATATTTTTCCCAAAAAAGGAACCCAGAAACTTAGTTATTTCTAATATCATGGGAATAGCATTTTGTCTCTCATCATAGAATACGTCAACTATTTTGTCATGTTGATTCAGGAAAACAGGATCTTTATCGTATTCACCTTCAAATACTAGTTCTCCTTCAATTGGAAGTATATCCATAATATCTATACCTGTTACCGGAGAGTCAGTAGTAGGCATATCTCTTTTTTGGAATATCTCGATGCGATTAAAAGGATAATTAATTCTAACATTGGTTAATTCGTGACTATCTAGTCGTTCCTTAAAGTCTCCAAGTACTGATTTCTGTTGAAGCGTTCCTCTTTGTTTATAATAAGGTTTAACTACTTTATATACTCTTAGTAACTTAACATTAGTACCGGTTACATTTGCTTGAACATCTGACAATCTTCGTATAACCGGAGATACTGAATCAGATACTCTGTCTAATATAGAATAGTCACGAATTGTTTGCTCAGACATTATTTTGCTACTAAATCGTCTTCCTCTTCTTCGTCTTCCTCGTCTGAATCCTTATCGTTCATGTTGAGTTCTCTGTCTTCACCGTCTTCCTCATCTTGTAGGTCATCAGTAGCAAACTCATCGTCGTTTTCCATATCTGAGTCGTCTTCGGAATCATCTTGTGAGTCATCATCTAGTGTTGTTTCCATACTTTCAACTTCAGAATCATCTAGATTAAAATCTTGTCCTTCTTCTGGAACTACATCAGCATATTCCTTCGCTAATGCTTTCATCTTGATAATGACTTTGTCAAGCATGTTTAGACCACTAGTTGAGGAATCACCATCTTCAGCAAACGCCTCAGACATTCCTAAAAACATACCAATAGCTAAACTGTTAATTGAGATTGATGGATTTTCTTTGTACTTTAAAATGAATTTTTTTATTTGATCGGCTAACTGCATTATTGATTGCGAATTGGAAGCCGTTCCTTCTGTAATAGAAGTAAGAGTTTTTTTCATACTAATTTCCTCACAAGTAATTAGTATGAAAAAATAATTAGTTAAGTTAAAAAGATTTGAACTCGATCACCTTTAGTGAGTTGAATTTGTTGATTCTTCCATTCAAGACCATTGTTGATAACTTCATAAAGTCTTACTTTAGAATCACCAAAGTTTTTCTTGATTCGTTTCAACCAATGATTATGTCTAAGGTCTAACTCTTTGTCTGAATTAAAGATTTCATTCTGGGAAATTTGTAAGATTCCACCACTCTTTTTCAACTCTTGAAATGATTGTTTGTCTTTAGGTTCTTGTTTAGCCATTGTTATCTCCTAGTAAAAAATAAGTCTCAATTCGTATCCTCTAGAGACCAACGAGGAAAGTAGGAGTTATTTACTTCGTTTCACTTTCTTTTTAGCAGCTGCTTTTTTCTTTGCAACTGGTTTAGCCTTTTTCTTTTGAATAGGTAAAGACTTCTTAACTGCTGCTTTTGAAGGAATAGTTACAACTTGTTCAGTTCGACTAGATTTCACAATTTTGAAAACTTCATATTCACATACTCTCATTTTTGAATTGTTATAGTCGTTAGGAACAGCAACTACATCTTTTGGATTCACTAGGACTTCAACGATCGTATCTCCACTAAAGCTAGAAACATAACCCCATGCACCAACATGTAGACCATAGGAACAAGTTTGGTTTGCATCAGGATTAACTCTTGATCGTTCCATCTTAACTACAGAACCAACATTATTCACAATGGTTTGAGAGTAAGAATCTAATAATTTTTTCTTCTTACCTTCTCCACTAGAAGTAACTTTCTTATATCCAATGAATCGACCATCTTGAGTGAAAGCAAAATGGTTTGCTTCAAGGAAGCCAAACAATTGTTTTTTACTGTCTTCGGATGGATTCTTTTTAAGATTTGCCCAGAAATTTAAAAGATATCTGTGACTGATTCTTTTCTTCTTCATTTCAATGAGGCGTCTTACTAAGACTTCTGGCATTACATCGCCTTCATACTTAACAAATCCATCAGCTACTTTGATTTCTCCTTTTGTATAAGCTTCAACACCAGCTGCTTGATTAAGTAAGGCTTCTAAGGCTTTCCAATTAGATTCCTTAATAAGTTTTCTAACTTTTAGGATTTTAGATTTCTGAGACTCTTTAGAAAGAATGTATGGTGTCTTTCCGAAGATGATTGAAATCTGTGATTTTGTTTCAACGATATTTGGTTTTTTCATAGTTTTTTATTTACTCCTACTTTTAAATAATAAATAACTTTTTACAAATTTCTAATATTTTTTCCTTATATTGGTTAGATGAGAATAATCCTTGTCCCCCTCGATCATAACAATACATTAGAGACGACAGTATCATATTAGTTTTGATACCAAGATTCAAATCGAGTATACCATCATATATGGTTTTACTCCTGGTTTTAATAACTGTCGGTTTATCTAGTTGTTTTAACTCAAAATTACAATTTTGTTGAGTTGAAAATATATTTTTATCTCTATTCCGCTTATTGAATATTCTGGCTAAAACTATAGGTTTGTAATCACTAAATACCTTTCTTAACTCATCATGTGAATAAGAACTATTCCAGGATTTAAGCATGGTATTGTTTAAAAAAGTAGAATAAGTTTTTATAAACTCTTTGGATTTCCAAATTTGTTTCAACTCAACCATTCCAACTTGATTTTCAAAGATATCTTTACTAGATTGTTTGACAATATATATTGGAATATTTATTTTCAAATGTCTTAAAACTTCTAAACTTCTACCTACTAATAATTCAAAATCACTGGAACAATTTCTAATCAACCAATTAGGTGAATATTCTCGAAAATTTGACAAAACATTATCATTAAGTAATATGTAAATTCCTTCAGTTACTTCTTGAGTTAGCATCTCATCGCTAAACAATTTTTTAGTTCGTCTCTGAAAATAAAGTGTATTATCTTTTATTCTATCATTATTGCTAAAAAATACATACTGAAGTAAATTAATATGTACAGATTTTGGAATTTCTACTGGGACAGCAGCTGCAACTCCATTATGTATCACTTGAACTTCAGCTTTCTTTTTTGGTAAAGGCGTTGGGGCAATAGAGGAATAATTCACCACATCTATCCCATACTCCCTCAGTAATTGAGTTGCAGCTTTTAAGTTTTTAAGATATTCCTTTTTTATTGCATCATCTTTAAGTTTAGTTAGATCAAATGGTTCAATAAATATATCACTCTTCTTTTCATTATATATCGTATAGTTTATAGTCGCTTTACTTCTTATATCTTTGACGATCAATCTAATATTATCCATTCCTTCTGTTAGAATTCTGTCAACAATATCAATAGTTTGCTTATTTCCCCATCTATGAGGTGCAACTCTAACAGAAAATCCCCCAACTTCAGAACTGTAATCTCTATCTACTATCATGGTTCTATTCTGAAAAACATTATTGATAATGTCTAAACTTTTAAATTTGTTTCCCTTCCAAGCTATCGACTCAATCTGAGATGTTTGTATTCCAAACAAACAATACAAATTATTGTTTTTGATGGTTTTAAAAATAAATCTATGAGCCTGAATCAAAGAGGGTTGTGCATCTAGCTCCTTCTCTAAATCCAGTAGTAGTTTTTCACTAACTTTTGAGATTTTAGTTTTTAGTTTTGTTATCGTGACCTCATAAAAGAATAATGTTTCTCTATTTGCTGATATACTTAACTCTCCATTTGAAAAGGGGAAACATATAACCGTGTTATTCATACCAATATTTGCATTTAATCCTATAGTTCCGAATTGATTCAATGGAATAGGGTATTGAATGTCGTCAATAAGAATTATCAAACTGTTTAGAGTAGATTGATAATTATTGTTTCTGTATATTCTATACGCTGAGTTTATTTCTACTTCATCTAATTTAAGTTTGGATCTAGTAAAACCAATTAGAGTTGGTTGAATCTTCCAAAAAAGAGTTGAATGTAAAACTCGATCCTGAAAAGTTGATTTGTCTTGACTCTTAATTGGGATGATAATGCTGGTTCCATTTGGATCCTCAGTTTCAATTTCAGACAACAGAATCATTTCTCCTGTTCCTGCTGAATTCAGAGCTGCTGAATAGATGTACTTTATTTTGTCAACATTTGTTTCAACGAAGAAAGTATCAGTATAACTAAAAGGAGTCTTAGCCCCTAATCCAAAACCACCAGTTTGTTTGTTAGAATTTGTTTTTGTAGATGATCCATAATTACAGAACACATCTTCCATTCTCGAAGGAGAAATTCCTGGTCCTTCATCTGTAAACATAATGACTGTTTCACTATCTGCGAATATCCAAGAATCCCTGATCGCAATAGTGATGGGCTTATTTGGTTTTCCAGCTTCTCTATTTGCATCACGAGCATTACAAGCAACTTCTCTACAAATTGCTCCAATTGGATCCTCATACATTTTAGCTCTAAGGAACTCAAGAATTTTCCCAGTATCCTCTTTTCTGATACCAAATTCTATGGATTTAACATGACCATTTGTTTGAACTATTTCTTTGGATTCAGCTAACTTCATATTTTAACTCCTACTTTACTTAAATAATAAATAGAAAATTTAACTTTTAATTAACAATATTGTTACTTTTTGTAAAAATAAAATAAAAATCAACAAAATACTAAATAGAGTCGAGGAATATTAATGTCGAATAAAGAAAAAAATCCTAATTCTTTTCAACTTCCTAAACAATTACAAACCAAATTCGATGAATTTTCTACTAAAAAACATTTAACACAAACAGATAAACAGAGAAGATTAAAAGTTGTAGAAGAATGTATTGATGAGGCCATTAAGTATTTTATAAAAAATAAAATATATCCTTCTAGGGCCTTGTTAAGAAATGTTCTAGGTAAAGGTAGTATAACTTATCTAGAAGGAGCAGGGATAAAATACTCACAGTATGTAAGTAACAATTTTTCAAAAGAAATAGAAAGTTTAGTTGAGAAAGGCCATATATCAAAATTAGGTGGAAACTCAGCGGCAGGGAACTTAGCTCTGGGAATGAAGAGGAGGGATGACATTGAAAAATCATCTCATAATACCCAAGAAGAAAAAACATTCTTTGTTTCAGCTATTGTTCCTGGTTTCACTATAGATGCTAACTTCTTTAAATCGGTTGAGAATTTCTGTAAGATAAAAAATGCAACCCTCATTCTTCTACCTATGAAAGGTTTAGGTCCAGATGCAGTTTGGTTTAAAGGCGATTGGGAAAAAATTCAAGAATATGTTTACACCACTTATCAATTCAACTCTTCACTAAAGGCATTTGATATTCTTCTAAATGCAAACCAAATCAATCCTTTAACTGGTCTAGATAGATTTGGTCAAAAAGATTTCTCATTGATAGTTGCTAGTCCTAAACAACAGATGAAGTCAGTTGCTGTTTCAGTTAATAAACCACCTCACATATTATTGACAACTGGGACGATTTGTAAAAATGAAGATTATACAAACAATCGAATTGGAATGTTAGCTCTTCAGGATCATATCCTTGGAGGATTAATTGTTGAAGTTAAAGGTAAAACCTTTCATGTTAGACAAGTTCAAGCTGATCAAGATGGTTCTTTCGTTGATATAGGAACAGTTTATAGTTCAAATAAAACTAAAAAAGTTATCCCTAAGTTGTATCTAGGTGATAGCCATGCTGGTTGGCAAGATGAAAAGGCATTGGAGTCAACATTTGAACAGATTGAACATCATGGTTGTGAAGAAATATTTATTGGAGACTTATTTGATGGAACAAGTATATCTCATCATCACATAAAAAACATAAAAGCTCAATTAGATAGACCTCATCATCTTAACACTTTAGAAAAAGAACTCAATACTGTAGCAAGCTATCTGAAACGATTTAGAGACAAATTTCCGGATTTAAAAATAAATATCGTTCGTTCAAATCATGATGAGCACTTAGACAAATACCTGAACGATGGTCGATATGTAGATGATAGATGGAATCACAGATTGGCTCTAGACCTCGCTATTGATCTCCTAGAAGGTAGAAACCCTATTGAATGTTGGGTCGTAAAAAATTATCCTGAATTGAAACATAATATAACTTGGTTAAAACGAACTGACTCATACAAAGTTAAACATATTGAATTAGCAGCACATGGTGATAAAGGTTCAAATGGATCCTTTGGAACCGCTTTAAATCTAGAGAATTCCTATGGTGCCTGTGTAGTCGGACATCAACATACTCCTCAAATTCTCAGAGGTGTTTATGTAGTAGGAACATTGACTAAGTTACAACTTCCTTACACTGAAGGTAGCCCGTCTAGTTGGCTTCATGCAAATTGTAGTATCTATGATTCTGGTCAGAGACAAATGTTAATAATAGTAAACGGTGAATGGAAAATATGAAAGAGAAAGATAAATTCAACGAAATTAGGGAAGTGTTTCTTATTGGAGACATAGAACAAAAAACCTATGAGATAATGGAAGACCTCATTAAGGATAGAAAGAACTATAGCACTATTAAATTGTACATAAATAGTTTTGGTGGTGACACATGGATCGGATATTCAATTATCAACACTCTAAGGATGTTGAAAAAGAAAATCATAACTGTTAATTGTGGAAACTGCTATTCAATGGCTTACAATATTTACATACTTGGAGACGAGAGATTAGCGTTTAAAGACTCAATGTTTATGATTCATGATGGGTCACAACAATTAAATGGCAGCACTCAAACAGTAAGACGAGTCATGGAGTTAGATAATTGGATATGCCAGAAGTTGAATAAAGACATTATCAATTTAACTAAGTTCAATGAGAAGAAGTTAAAAATAATTCTAGACAAGAATGAGGACTACTACTTCTTTGCAAAAGAAGGTATCCTCAATGGAACTTGTCATAAGATTATATCTAGTATTTAGAAAGTTTAGTATGATATTTTAAATTGGTTTCCTGGTAAAATATCTATTGTTTGAAAATGTTCATTATATGAGGTATTGAATCTTTCTAAGTTATCTTTCAACTCATCAATAGTGATCCCACTAACAATAAATAACTGTTTATTCATAACTTTAACTTTCTTAAAAAATTTATTCAAAGCTCGTTTCAAAGCATCTGAATTTTTCCATTTATAGTTTTTAGGATCAGATAACCCAGCTCGTTTTTCTGTTTCCCTATCAACTGAATAATATTCAGACTCTGAATAAATTGATTTGTATCTTTCCATCATAATCTAATTAGTATTTATCCATTTAAACGTTGATATCTTTTTCTATATTCCTCCCAAATAAGAATTGGATTATGTTTAATACTAGTTTTAATTCTACCCAATTTATCCTTTTCTGAGAAGTCTCTGTACTGTAAGTATAGTTTGAAGGAAATAGTTTTCAACTTAAGTTTTTTCCTTTCTCCATTATGGCATGCCCAAGCATTTCTTAACGGATTCTCTTTAAAATACTTTTTAAGTTTCTCTCGTCTTTCTTCAAGTGTAGCTGCCATATCACTCTCCTCTTAAAATGTCTAATGCTAGATTTACTCGTTTCAACTGATTCTTGTGTTGTTCAACTCTCTTGGACTTCAGTGGATCGATAATACTTGACATCAATTCCTTCTGTCTTTCTTCTAATTTTTCAATCGTTCCGTACTTATGCAACCACATAAGAGGAAATCTTTTATCAGGTTTGTTCCAATCTGGTTTGAAGCTACCATCTTTTTTCTTCTCTCCATCTTTTCTTGATTTCCAAAACTCATCGACTGTCATAAAAGGTTTACCTGCTTTTTGACATCTCCAACGATAGGAGAAATACGCGTCGTTTTTTGATCTTAATTTAACCATTGTGGAACCTCTCTAAACTTCCAACTATGAAGATGTGACTTACCTAACTTATAATAATTTCTGTAACTCTGAAGTGAATCACCAGGAATCTTATATTCGTCAGGCATAGCTGGTGTTGGTTGAGTCCAACCTAAACTTGGTAGATCAGGCACATTATCTTTAGCCCACTCGATAACATAACTAGACTTATGCTTCCTACCATATCTATACTCATATTCTTTAGCAACTTCTAAACCTAAACAACATAACCATAAATAATTTTCTCTCGACTGTCTTACCCAAACAGCTGAAGGATGATTTACGTGAGTTTTCTTATACCATCCTTCTGATCCTGTCACCCAATGAGTTGTAGAAAGTAATTGTGCGTATTCTAAAAGCATTTTTACAACATGACGATCTACATGATATCTTGCTGACTTTTGTAAATCATTGTCCAAATAAAATATGTTCATTGTAACTCCTACTTAAATAATAAATGAGTTTAACCCATTCGTTTAAACAATTCTCTGGTCATACGAACATCATTCATTGCTTCATGAATGTCTCCAGTTTGTTTTATACCCAAATATTTACAAACTGTTGCTTGTTTGAAGTTTTCCATATTTGGTCTATCCATCATGAGTTTAAAAGCTGACAAATCCATAACATCAATAGCCGGGCTCCAGAACCAGGAACCAAAATATTTGTCGTCGTTTAGGAGAAACCATTCTCTCAGGAATTTTTCATCGAATCCAATATTGTAACCTATTAGGAAAGCTTTATCTCTCGGATTATATGGATCAATTACTGACCCTAGAAATTCTTTGAAAATTTTAAATTGATCAGTGTGATGAGGTAAACTCATCAAGTCATCTATTTTTAGACCAACTAAATCAAGTGATTCCTGATTGAATTCCCTATTATCCCAAGGTCTAAGTTTAATTTCAAACTCAAGAGTTTTGTTAAAGTCTTCATATATCAATCCTAGTTGATATAATGAGTTTTTCTTCTCATCGAATCCTGTTGTTTCTGTATCCAGAAATATCAATTTCATTTTTTGTTTTTCTCCATCCAAGAATTAGACATATACATTTCAGATGTATTGTCTTTTGATTTATGCCATAATTTTATGGCTATGAAAGTTACCGTCAGTAATCCCAGTGCTAACATTTTGTGTCTCTCCTTTTTTAACCTGATGCCCTATTATTGCTTTTCTCTCAACGTCAGTGAGTTTTTTATTCCAACATTCGTATATCCAATGACCAATCATTATATCAGGCCTTGCTTTGTAACACTTACTAAGGATAAAATATTCTCTTACTGCGTTCATTTCGGTTCACCTTCCAAATAATAAATACAAGTCACGAATAAACGAGTCGGGTAGGATAGTTGGTTCGATATATATACCGTAAAGAACTCCCAAACCAAACATCGTCATTAAAAATAAAAACGATTTCATAAAATTTTACGCCTCCATTATAGTAATATTTTGTCTCTTATCTGAACCTGGACTATCATATGTGAACTGAAAAGCTTCAACTGAATCCATTATATCCTCTTGTAGGTTGTAAAGATTTGAAATTTTCAAATCTGCAACTAGAGTAAAATCATCTGGACTCAAATTAATTGATTTCCCACTGACAGTTTTTTTCTTCCAGAGTTTAAGTCGTCCTTCAGAGTCAGTAAAGTAGTCAAAAACTTTATTTGTTCCATCTTCAAAACAGATGGTCCACATGTAATGTTTTCTCAACAACTGTTTGATTCTAGTTTTTGTCGATACTTCTTTCATATACTCTCCTAGTTGTTTCTGTAATTTTTTGCCAAACCAACAATTAGTTCGGTTTCTCTACGGGAAGCATCTCTACCAATCAAGTAAGATACAATCTCCCATTGAATTATTTGTAACATTTGTTTGTCAGAATTTCTTTCTCTCATTTCTAACTCCTATTTTAATTTGCGAATCTTGGTAAAAAACGATCATTCAGTGTTCCCGTTGAATCTCTGTTAATATTATCACGGATTCCAAAAATATCATGACAGAAATCAAAATCTGAAGAATTTAATAATTCTTCTAGTTTTAAACCAGAATTATAGTAAACGCTAGAAATATCCATTACTAAAATTCGTCTAGGGTAAACTGTTTCAGGGTCTTTGTCCAAGTTGCAAATAATTCGTTCTACCCTATCTGCTATTTTTTAATCAAGTTGTCTATATCTTTTTCCACAAATGTAGTATTCATATTTTTAACTCCTACTGATTCAAAGAATCATTCCAACTAGCTATCTCTAACTAGTTGAAGGATTTCTTGAGTCTAACCTTTGACTTTAGCTTCTACGAGTTCAGCCTTCGTCATCTTGCTAACTGAAACAATCATTTTATCAGAAGGAGTAACAGTTTTGCTAGCCTCTACAATCTTGTATTCCTCGTCAGTCAAGACCTTTTTAGCTTTACCATCAACTACAGTTACAATCTCAACAAACTTGTAAAGTGGTAAAGACATTCCGATTTTAACTGCATCATATTCAGTCTTAGCATTTCCAGGAATGATTTCGAATTTCATTTCCTTTTCAACTAACCATTTAGATGCAATATTTCTTACAAGAGCTTCTGCTTCAAAAAGGTCATAAGCTTCTTTTAATTCAGCTTGGAGTTTCTTGATAGAAACTAGACCATCTCTGATCTCATCAGCTTTTACATTTTTGATATCTTGAGCCAATGCTACTAGACTCATTGTTTCTTTTACTTGTGTTTGATTTAACATTTGTTATCCTCTACTTTAATAATAAATAAATTTTTCAAAAGTTTAACTTCTAGGTAAATATTTTGAATCGTAACTGATTTTATTTTGTCCTAGAATTGTTGAACACATAATCAGATCCTGAGTATGAGCATCCAAAACTGAGTCAAAATGCTTCTCTCTATATCCTCCAAAAAGAGTCAAGATTAGAGGAAAAGGTTTACCTAACTTGTCAGTTACTGATTGTATCATAGAATAAACCATTCGTTTAGCTTCTAACCACTCTTCTAGACTTAACTGACTTCCCATATCATCATCCTTCAGAGAATCTGCTCCCGAACAGACAACAACATAATCGATCTTTTTATCGAGAATTGCAACCCTTAACTTATACAATTCATTGAATAGATTTGCTAAATATCTTTTTCCAGTATGTTTAGGATTGATATTGAATCCTATTGGTACTGCTCGATTTAAATCCTTACAGAAATCTCTAGAATCTTCTATTGAATTTCCAAAATGACCATCAAGATCAACATATGACCCTGATAAACCAAACTTCTTGAGTATTTTCAGAGAAGAAATAACTTGACCTGAAAATGTACAATAACCACTCCCCTCATTTGGTTGAGCATGGTGAAAACCAGATGTTGGACTAAAGGTTATTACTTCAGGTCTCAGAATAGCTTGTCTAATCGCATTATACAGAGAAGCATTTGTATACTTAACTGTTTCTGCAAATTCAGGACTCCAATCTAAACCATTAGTAGAACATTCTGGTTCTATACCTCGAAAGAAATTCGTGACATATTCTTGAGTATGAGCGATTAAAAAATCACTTTCCTCAAACGGCCCCCAATCTCGATCGAATGTAAAATATTGTAACAAATCATTCTGTTGTAACCAATCGAGTAATAACTTCGGTTTAAGCGGTGATTTTGAGTAACCATTATCACTACTTAAACTCTGTTCATCTCGGTAAACAATACTTATCTTGTTGTCGTACATCAAGCCTTAACTAGTTCAACATGAGTTCTGTCGTAACAACTTGCTTCTTTTTCTTCATAGGATTTTTGAAGATTAGAGACGAAAGACCTGATCGTCTTAGGTTGTCTGTTAATTTTCCTGTTCCAAGAGTTTCCGACTTCAAGAGTATAACCGAAGTAGTCAATTAATTCAGAAAGGGTTTTGTTTTCAACTAGTGACTCTCTATTGCCACCGCTCATTCTGTGTTTCACCGTTTTGATAGAGTATCTTTTTTCTGTCTTCATTTTTTATCTCCTAAATTAAATTGTATTCTTTGATTGCTAAGTCAATATTGGTAAACTTTTCTTCTACGAGTTTTGTTTTCACGATGAAATAGTTGTTTAAGAAATCATACTGTAACTCTTTCCAAGCTTGACTACCATCATTTCTTTTACCATATTCACCACAGATAACTACTGGTTTTGGTGCGAGTTCCATTTGAGCCTTTATGACTCGTTCTTTTGAAATCGTATGCTTCATTTCTAACTCCTACTCTGATCTCTGAGAGATTCAATCTCTCAGAATCTTATATACTTATTATAGAGCAAGTTTGGATTAAAATCAAGCACTTTTTATTTAGAATTCCCGATTTTTTACGAAACTAGCGAAAAAAGTTCGGAAATTTTGGATTTTACTGGAGTCCTGATCTCTAAATCTTTCTGAAAATCATCAAAATTTGATTCCAGAGAGAAGTTCATAAACTCTTTTTGTTCATTGTAAGTTACAACAGCAGTCTCACCTTTCAGTTTAACTCCTTGTAATCTTATATGAAGTCCTTTATACTTTTTTAGAACTGCTGAAACTGATGGAGCATCAATGATGTTTAGAATTGAATCCTTAGAAGTTGGGTTGTCACCAAAAGTTACTGTTTCAAATGTTACAAAATCAGAAGTATTAACAAATGAATGTTTTCCATTTTCTATCAGTACCAATCTTTTTTGCCAATCTTGTTCTCCATGTCTAGTTGTATTAGGAACTCCGACTAAATGATGTTGACCAAAATCTTGAGGATCATGTATATGACCATAGAACCAATTCTTAGCTCTTATATTACTCAAGTTGACTTCATCTATTGAACCTCTATTTGTTCCAGGATAGGCGACATGAGATACTACATAATCAACTTCATTTGTAAGTGTTTCATATTCTTCTTTCATCTTTTTAACATTGTACAAATAAGGAAGTAGTAAAAATTTAACTCCTTCGAGTTCTACTTCGGTAGGTTTTCTATAAATAGATAAGTTAGGAATTCTATTCAGAGGAGCAAGAGGATTACCAGTTCTAGACGATAACTCATGATTACCTGTTACGATATGAACATCTGGAAATCGTAGAATATAATCTAATGCTTCATCTATTTCGTCTTCACTATGAGGATTTGACTTATCAAAAAAGTCTCCAGTAAATATTACAGTAGCAGTAGGATAGGTCAGATACAACCAATCGAAGTATTCACTAATCTTTTTACGATATGGTTGTTTAGATTTCCAATGAACATCCCCTATAATTAAAATCATGTTTCTACCTCAACATAGTAATTTTTATCTTCGTCAAAAATAAGAACTTTAACCGTAGTGCATGAAAAACCTACTTCCTTATCTACTTCCTCTTGTTCCTCTTTAGTAGGGACATGATCAAACAACTTAACTATTGTTCCACTAGTACAATTTGAACATTTATCAACTATAACCATATACTTCATTTTACTTTCTCCGTAGTTAAGCGAAGGTCTCTTTGAACCTTATTATATATTTCTCCTTTTAGTTTGGTAATATCATCGGCATCTAAATCAGATACATCTAACTTACCACCAGTTTTAACACTGAGATAAACTAAATCTTCAAACCTACCAATATAATTTTTATATTTTAGTTGTAATTCTATAGACCCCACTCATCGGTAAACTGCTCTGAATTGTAAGCGGGTGAAAACTTAGATTTACTAGTCTTTACGTAAATAAAAGATATTTCAAAAGAATCATCATCTTTAAGTTTAGTAACTTTTGGTAACTTACTTTCCTTATCTTTAGGATTATACTGATACATAAAGTATTTTTGCAATTGTTTCTGAAAATAATCTCTATTAAAAATAGGATTCACTGCTTCTTTTATTTCATTCTTCATAATCTCTGACGAAAGGTCTTACTCTCATCTTTTCTCCTTCAAAAATAAATTCATTTAAAAATAAACCACCATCATTTTGTTTGACACAATGAAACCCTAAAATATCTGGTTCTGCTTCAAATATATGTAACATATGGGGAAAGATTCTTTCTTTCAGAAACTTAGGACGATGTAGAATAGATACCATCCTAGCCCTCTGTGCATAAGCGGACCCACCATAGATATCTTCTAGATTTGGTCTATAATGATCAAGCTCATCTGGATCTCTCCAGATTTTACCACCTCTTAGTTTAGACTCATTTATTTGACCAATACCTAAACAATGAACTCGATGCTTCTTCACTAGTTTATGAAGTCTATCCATTGCTTTTAATATTGTTCTTGGTTCTTGATCACCGAAGTCTGAGACCATATTTAAAACATCTATAGTGATATACATATATTCTTCACTATCTTTAAATATTCCTCTCTTCCTAAATATCTCTCTGGCCTTATATAGACCCAAATCGATAGAATCAAATGACAAATCTGGTTCATCGGTAAACAAGTAATTTTGAACTAAACTATATTCATCACGAATTCTTTTGTAACGAGGATCATTGTAGACATCCATTGGTTTCTTGTTTAGATCCATCATAGATATACCAGTTTTCATGGCCATCTGTCTATCACTAGTTGATAGTTCAGACATTTCAATACTAAAGGATACTACAGGGATACCTCGAACAACCAAATTGTTTTCTAAAGTTTGCTTAACCGCACTTTTACCAGTTCCTCTGAGTGAAACCATCATATGTATTTCACCAGCTGCACCTGGTCTAGTTACATTATCATCGATACATTTAAATCCTACTGACTTTTGTTTATCTGGATTTGCTCTATCTAATAGAGTCTTATCCATATTCTCCATCAATTCTTTAGGAGAAAGAAATTGTATACCATCGTTCTTTTTTAAAGTAGTTATAATCTGTTCTAGATCAGCAACTATTTCTTCACTGGATACTTCACCTGCTGAGTTTACTTTAGTTGAAAAAGTTTTAAGTAGACCGACTGACGCTACATTCTTATTATAATCGGTTTTTAAATCACCTAAGTGAACTTCTATATTTGTGAAATCAGAATAACTCTCTTTTAAATTCTTGATGTCTTTTATAGGAATCGACATCTTTTCTTTTGCTAAAATTATATCCAATGATTCAAGATTGAACCCTAGACCCTCAACTTTCATTATCTCCAATCCATGAACTATTTTAGAGAGAGTTTCATCTTGAAACAACTCTTTTTGAAAATAATCAACTGAAGAAAAGTTATTTAAATAGTAGGATACTATAAACGATTCATTTTTTATATTGTAGTTTTTCATTTTACCAATGAATAATAAATAAGATTAGTCAAAAAAGTCGTCGGTTAATTCTTGTTTACTTTTTAAAAAGTCAGGTATTGGTAGACCAACACTTTCAAAAAACATTCTGTATTGTATAGGTTGTAAAGAACAATTTTTTATATATGTTTGTATACTTATATCAATAGGTACGAAATCAATAAGACTATAATTTCTTCTAACTGTTTTTAGATTTTGTTTTAAACTATTTACTGTTTTAACTTCTAATTTGTTAGGTTGTTGTAAATATGAAACGAAGTCATCCCATGATTTAAAATTATATGCATCATTACAAATGAGTTCAACATCAGACTTAGGTACATGTGAACAACCAACTGGTATGTGATCTGAAGGATCACCCTTAATTGCTTTATATATTTTTATTCCTTCTTCACTAGGAAAGAAATTAAACTTAGAGAAAAACTCATCTACAGTATAAAGTATATCCCAGTTAAACCAATGTATATTGGTACTCAACATTCTAGACCAATCTAAGTCATTGGATACCAATAAAACTTGATTGTTTAGATCAATACTAAGACTTTCAATCAATGGTTTTACAAGATCGTCTGCTTCTAATGACCCTGCCATCAATATTTTATACTTATCTGAGGATACTTTAAGCATCTCAATAAAGAAGTTGTGATATTTGTATAAGTCTTTATCTGCTAATATTTTATCACGATTAGACTTATAATTAGGATCGATCTCTTTTCGTAAGTTTATCTGAGATTGTGAATTATCAAAAAGGAAATATATTAGTGTATCGTCTGTTGACCATTTACTAGTTAAATCTTTAACTAACTGCGAACAACACTTTATGACATAATAACCTAAACTATGTTTTTGTATCGCAGAATATTCTAATCCACCTAAGTAAAAACATCTATGAAAAAGATTTGATCCATCAACGATTAAATATTTATACTTATTCACTATCAGTTTCTACTTCAGGAAATTCGCCAGAGCTTTCAATTTTGTTTATAAAACTGATAACATTCTTAGCTTTATTAAATTGTTCAGAACTTATATTTTTAATTTCCTTTTCTTTTGGTTTTGGTTCTACTTCACCTCTTTCGCCTATCGGAGCAGAAGGGGTTCCTTTACTAGCTTGAAGTATAGATCCTAGTAAATCAGAATCTACTTTAGATAACTCCTTTATAAGTAATATAAGAGTTCCTGTTGAAATATCATTTAAGTTCTGTTCATTTTCAGGATCAGGATTCAGTCGAGAACTTAAAATCTCACTAGCTCTTGTTATCAAACTCTGAGTAGTTTCAGCTTTTCTCATTTTAGCTCTAGTTAATCTAATGAGTTCTAAGTTAGCTAGTTGCTTTTCTTTAACTATCTGATCCATTAAGTTGACTTCTCGTTTAGTCACTTCTTCAAAAAAATCATCACCTGACAAAATTTCTTTTTTATTCTCGTCCATTTTGTATGTCCTCTATAACATTTAGTATCCTATTTGCTAACTGTTTCCTTAAACTGGATACTCTTTTACCTAAACTAATTGAATCGTCTTCAATTTTGTAACCATAGGATTCTATTATTGTCTTGGATTCAGAAAAGGATAAGTTTTTAACATCCATCAGATAATAAAATAGACCTAATATGGTTGATCGTTTAAAATCTTCAACTGTAGGTATTCTTATGTTTGCACCGTTGTAATAGTTTATAAGATTGTTTAAACTTTCTTCATCTAATAATTTAGATAACATAAACAAGTCATTCTTATTACCGCTTTCCAGTTCATATACTAAAAAGGTTATGGAGTTCAACATTTGTAAATTTAGTTCTGATACTAAATCTTTTACTTGTTCTGTCATGATTTTGCTGATGCTATAATCTTATTTTTTAATCTATTCAGTAGTCGTAAGAATCTACTCTTACCTTCTATACCTGAGGATTGAAAAAACTTATTATATCCTTTCTCTCCATTCTTTAAAAAATTATTTAGAGCTAACAATAGTTTGAATTGTATTTCTTTGTGAGAATAAATATCCTTAACTAATGTCTCATATAAGTCACGTATGAAATCACTTGATTCAGTATTTCTAACCGTTTCTAAATTGATTTTACAATAGTGTCCGACAACGAATTTATCCTTACCGTCATCATCAGTTTCATGTATTGAATGACTTCCAGTATCATGTTCTGATTTATGGAAGATACTTTCTTTCAGTTTATACATTGCGTATTCAGCAAAACTTGAATTTATTTTGAATTCTGGTTTTTCGTAATAGTTAAAAAATATTTTACAAGTAGCAGCATGCGAATGATATTCGATGTCGTCAGGATCATTGACTATATTTGTGAAGTGTTTTAAAAGAAGGGATCGATTATATGTTTTGTAAAGAATATATAGGTTAGTTGATGCTTCTTCTGTTCGATTTTCTAAGAAGATATCTTGTAATACTTTTAATTTTATTTCTGTTTCAGGTAATACACAATAGATTTGTCTACAAGAAGGACAAGCTAATTGTTCTTGTTTCCAAGCTAACTTTTCTTCTTTGGGGACTCTAAATTGAAATGAGCAATACCTACAAGTTATAGGTTTACCTTTTACTGGGGAAACTGATTTGTCATCTGCGGGATAAAATTTGAATTTTACCATTATGTAAGACTTGGGAATTACCCCAAGTCTTGTACCTCACTTTTAATTTAACACGAATTCACCAACCGTAAGCTTCGTATTTATTAGATCCCAAAATCTTGTGTTAAAATTGATTTCTACATCAATATTTCTCAATTGTTTTGTTTTGATGATTCTAATACTACCATCTTTAGTTGTTTTAAAACCTTCACCTTCAAGTCCACCTTTAACTAAATTCTCTTGAATTCGATTGTAGACTTTCCAGAGGTCATTTCCAACATCCTCTTTTCTTCTAGGAGCTAGAATCTTTTCAACTAGAATTTTAGGAATATAATTACTCCATCTGATTTGACTAGCTAATTCAGCAAGATAAACTTGCTCATCTTGGGAAAGATTGACTGCTTTCAAAGCATCTACTCTATTTGCAACATTTGAAAAATTATCAACGAATTGATTTAACATCGGTTTGATATCTTTAATGTTTTTTATAGAGTGTTTGATATCGATTCTACCAAAGGATGAATCTCTAACAATTAATCCATTTAAACAAGCTAATCTCATAAATCCGGTTTCAATCTGAAGTTTAGATGATCCATCATGTGAATTGACTAGATACAATTCAGGAACTAACTCACCAACAATAGCTGGTTTAGTCTGGTCTTTAAGTCTAAACTTTGCATAATGCTTTGAAAACGAATTTACTTTGGAAACATCTAATGTCCTCTTGTTATGACCTTTCTGACCATAAGAATATGGATCCCAACCTTCAGTATCTAGGAAATCCAGAATTTCTTTCGTGTTGAAATGACCATATTTCTTAGTGACTTTAGGTGATGGAACATTAGAAAAGAATGCAGGGGTGGTAGTAATATCTAGGGTTTCAAAATTTTTCATACTTGTACCTCAAAACTATTTAATCTCATATTTAAATCATAAATAAGTTTTTTCAGTTTTAATTAAAAAAGTGAATTTTCCTCGGAATTTGAATAAAATTTCCACTTAAATCCATAAGCGGTCTCTCTTTCTCCCTGACAACATTCGGAAATATCTGCTTTATGGCCTAGAATCCCTAAATACTTCTTAGCTTCAGCAATACTGGAATAACTCTTGATTTCCTCATTTGTAATCGGATCAATCTGAATAACTCCTTTTTTTGAAAAATCAAATGAGTCCTTCGATCTATTTGCTGCAATATATTGATTCCATTTATCTTTACTATCCTTCATTTTTAAAATGATTAAGTTGCCAAGTTTAAAAAACTCATCTAGATCAACTCTAGTTATAGTAGGATAATTATCAGCATGAAAATTTGATTCCATGAATTCATCCAATACTAGTTTCAGGGATTCTAGTAAATTTGTTTCAATATATTCTTTTAATTCTTTTTTAGTAAAGTATAGTTTACTTTTTTTACTAATACATAATTCTTGAATATTAGAATACTGATCATGTATCCAAAAATCAAAGGATAATTTATCCAAATCATTTACAGTATTAGTTTTTTGTTTTCCTCTGAGTTGATTATTGGAAACTTGACTTGCTAAATACTTATTTGTTGAATGTTGAAATAGCGTCTCAATACTGTCTGTTACCATAAAACTGATCCTTCCATTTCTTTATTTTTATAAATTGTCCAATCCCAGGTTAACATCTTGATCCAACCGATCATGTCCTGTCTAGGAAAAGGTGAATTCATTTTTAGTAATTCAGCTTCTCCTAGTTTTTCAAACTGTTGAATGATAGGAATCGGATCTAACTTCTTATCAAATAGGTTTAGTTCTAATCTGGTTCTAATATAATTGTCAGTTGTTATTTGTTTAACTAAACCTTGAGTCATTCCCAAGTCAGTTAAGATTTGATACATTTTAAAACCATCAACAATATTATTATTCTGATCTATGATTATTGGTCTCAACTGACCAAATTCAGTAATTGATCGTCTCAGACAAAAATCATCGCTTTGACAATTATATCTTAGTTCAAAAACTAAGTCAGTCTTTAAAGTATTTAAGTCTTGTTTAATCATTCCATTCAACCCCTCTGATCTTCCAAAGATCAGTTAATATCTGTTCGTATTTCGTATAGAAGTCTATACTGTATATCAATCTATTATTGTAATTTAACTTTCCCTTTTCAGGGAAGTGATCATAGAAATCAGGAGGAAATAGTTTAGTCTTGAATGAACTAAAGTCAATATCATATCCTTTATATTTCATCATGTCTTGAGCATATACCGAACCAGTCTTAGTTCCATTTAACCAAGAAGTTGAATCAACACTATACCAAGGATAAGTTTTCAAGACTTCATCTGCTGTTTGACCGAGACCATGAAACTTTCTTTTATATTTAGAATTGATTTTAAATACGATATCTAGATACTCAAACATTTGTTTTCTAGAGATAGCATTTCCTGATGATGAACCACCTAGAAAAACATACTCATATTTTTCCAAATAGTCTTCCAATATATCTAATCGATTCCATCTTCTTTGATATACAGGAACAGGAGTCAGACCTGCTTCCTCAAGAGCTTTTGTATTCTCATCAGTAACTCTAATTGAATAGTCAATGTATTCTTGTGATACTATTCCTTGCATCGGAATATCTAGAGTTACATATGCACAGAATTTACTACCATGCTTATGAAGGAAGTCAATATAATCTTGTAGCGAGAAATCAATTACCCCAGTACTTCTAGAGAAGGCTCCTGAATCTAACATGATTCTCTTTCCACCACAGTAGGTAAAAAGATCATCAACCATTTTATCTACTCTATCTGGATTGGATTTACTTCTAACAAAGAAAGCAAACGTAACTAAATAGTTATTATGTTCTCTATTTGTAAAGTCAAGTATACCTTTACCTTCTATACCTGCTAAGTGTATATTCATGTTCTTTCCATTATAGTTCGTATATAATCATAATCTGTCCAGATATTGAATTCTTTTTCTATATCATTATACATAATATAACTTTCAAATTTTCTTCCCATATCTGAGACTTCTAAAATATTGTGATTATAGGCTGAACCTTGGTCATAACTAGTCATTTGATCTAACGCTTTAACTGCAGTTTTCAATACAAATGGAACATACAACTCATGACTACCAACTCTAGACATACATTCAGGGAAACTTCTAAAGTTAGGGTATACTAAATTGCAATTAAAATTTGCTGCTTCTAGAAGAGTCCAAGATACATAATCTTGAAGAGAACAATTAAATTGTATATTTGACTCACGTAAGATGCTGTAATATTCTTCTTTGGATAAATCATTAGCTAAAATAAATCTTGGTTGTCTCTTAGCTAAGGCATATAACTCATAAATAATTCTAAGATCATCTGACCTAAACTTAGAACTTGAAGTAGTACAAATCCAAGTATAACTTGGTTGCCATTTTAAAAATTCTTCTGCAACTTTAATCATAAATGACGGATTCTTTTCAGTATTCATTCTTGATGAAAATACTACTTGTTTTTTCTTTACTATTTTACCCTCAGGTTTTACATCCTCTTTATCTATCGGTAAAGACATAACATGAATAGGAGCTTTGAATCCTGCTGCTCGTAGTTGATCTCTATGAATAGTTGAACCAACAAATATACCAGAATGAACTTTATCTATTCCTAATTCAAAGTCTCGCATCCATGATTTCATAGAGTAAGTGAAATCATACTCATCTACTGATTGTGCATGAAGCATACTATAAGTCTTTACTTTGATACCATAGAGATTCAAAGCATAATAGATAGCTTCTATACCAGGAGTCCAGAAGTCCTGAAAAAAGAGGATATCATTCTCTCGAACTAATCCTTTCTCCAAGAAATTCTCCAAGAAGTTTTGTATCTGAGAGAATGAATATACTGAACGACCAACTGAATCTAAAACGTGACCTACGTTGATATCCTTCTCTTGAAGTTCTTTTCCCTTAATAGTTTCAACTTTCCAAGGGAATTGTTTGAATGAGTTAGGCATCCAGATTTCACAAAGTTGTTGGGTATATCTTGATTTAACTGATTCTAAAGGAAAGTAAAATAATGTTCTACTCATCTTGATACTCCACCACAATTTTCCATATCTTCCCAGACTTCACATTCGAGTAGATCAAACTTATTCAAAAGAGTTTCTGCTAACATTTCACAAGAAGTTGATCCTAGTTGTAAAGCATGATTACTCATTGTATAAGTATAATTTATAAAGTGTTTAATATCATGACCTAACTTTATGAACTCAACATCTCGATCTAGATGTTTGACTTCTTTCTTTGCTATGATTGTAAATATATGACGATGTGGATATTTTAAATAAGCTACTTCTTCTAAATGACAACTTGCCCAATTATGAATACCTTCAAATGAAACTTTTGCTTTTATGAACTTTTGCATCTTATAACTCCTAGTTAAAAACCAGGGTTACGGATAACCCTGGTAAAATTAAATTCTAAACTGAATAGAAAACCATTTTTCCTTTAGTCGATTTGTCTCGACGACAAAGACCTTTCTTTTCAAGGTTTCTAAGATTTGTTTTTGCCTTAGAAATTTCAACGCCTGACTCTTGAACTAGAACGTCAATAGTCTTTCCTTCAGATGATAGAAGACCTTTAAGCTTTTCAGCAGTCTCACTCAATTTTTTTTCTTTTGCTTTAGTTTCTGTTTCCATCAGAACACTCCTTTAAGACTTTATTACGTATATCATAAATAGGAAAAGTTAAAAGTTTATAGTTTAAGTAACTATTTTAATTTTTCAACAAAAAAGTAAAATTCTTCACGAGCCTCAGGACGATCTTTAAATGCTCCTGATAGTTTTGAAGTCTTCATAGTTGAATCATGTTTGACTCCTCGAACACATGCACACATATGATTTGCTTCCAGAAGTACTGCTACTCCTAAATTCTCTTCACAGATTCTATTTATGTAATCATGTATCTGCATAGTAAGATTTTCTTGTACCTGAGGTCTACGAGCAAACCATTCAACGATACGATTCAGTTTTGATAACCCTATGACTTTTCCTTCAGGACTAGGAATATATGCTACATGTGCTTTACCAATGAATGGAAGAACATGATGACTACACATACTATTGAGTACAATATTACCTTGAAATACAATACCATCATATTTGTCTATGTTTGGAAATGCTTGAGCATTTGGTTCTTTCTCATAACAACCTTGAAATAAATCCTCTACAAATGCTTTTGATACTCTCTTAGGAGTATCTTTCATGTGAGGATTTGTTTTCCAATCATCGAACCCTAGTGCTTCTAGGAACTGACCGTAGGCTTCTTGTGCTTTTTCTAAATTGTAATTCATTTAAGTTATATTACCCTTATTGTATATGTATTATTATACTAATCGTTTTGAGTCATAAATAAAAATATGAAGTCTAGGACTAAATTGCCAACTCATTTCAAATGCTTTGTCCACTACAAAGGCTGACTCCTTAATCATTTCCTCTCTAGTTGTCCCAAGAGGCATTAGATATATTTTGTGATCAGGAATATCATAATTCTCTACGAATTGTAAAATGGATTCTTTATCCTTTTCCCAAGTAGCTTCTGAAGTTACGACTTTAAGATTATACCAAGCTGGTAATTTTTCAAAAAGTTTCCAATCTTTAACCCTTGCTCCTGATTCAAGTGATCCAATTTTTGGACTCAAATCGAAGTGAACATTTTCATTACTTATTACTTCTTCAGGCCAAGATACTGATCCTGTTGTTTCAATATCAAAATAAATTTGTTCCGGAGAGTTTGTTTGTAAAGATTTTATGAGTTGAGAAATCTGTTCCCGATAAATTTGTGGTTCGCCACCAGTAATCAAAACAGTATCTATATCATTTGCTAATAAATTAAGATACAAATCATTATGTAAATCTATTATCGATACTTCTTGTCTATAGGATGAAAGTCTTGTTTTATCCCAAGTATGATAACTATCACATTGAGGGCATTGAATAGGACAACCGTGAACTCTAAGGAGAACCATTTTTCTCCCTATGAGTTCACCTTCACCTTGTACAACTAGATGTAACGGTTCGGACAATATAATTTTTTTATTCACTAGTATTTCTCCCAGAAAAAGTCAATCCAAGTGTTGTGAGGTAGTTCTTTGTATGATATTATTTTTTTCTCAGAAGTTATATTAGGATTATTGAATAACATACAGTAGTCAATATTCTTTTTACCTTCAAAGTATGAAATAGTCTTACCGGAATCAATCAAATCGTCAACTAGTAAGTAATTCTTGTAACCTTCAAATCTAGGTATTATTATGTTTCCGCCTTGTAAGTTTGAAGTATCTCTAAATGATACATGACATACCATATAAGGAATATTTAAATCCCTAGAAAGGGCATCAGTGAGATAAAATCCGCCTCTGAGATTACCAACTAAATAATCATACTTTGTTTTCGACTCATAAATTTTCTTTTTTAAAATATTTTTAGCTTCTACAAATTCATCCGAAGTGAACAGGTATCTTTCTTTCATTTAAATAAATCCTCATTATCCTCTCTATGCCCAGTTCTACCAGCCATATTGTTATCAGTTTCTCTGACTTCGACTTTACAACACCAAACTCTTTCTGCTTCCTGTTGACCGTATTCAGGAAGTAAAATACCATTGATGTATTTATATAGAAAATCAGCTATACCTTCACAACCAGTTTTAGGAACTCTGGTTATATTAGCAAGACCTAACGATTCTAATTTATACAATTCTTCTCTCTGAGGATCATCATCAGCTACCAAGAGTTTATGGTCAAACCATTCTTCAAGTTTAGCTTTTAAAGGACGTAGACCACCAAAATCCTGACACCAGTTACGAGCATCTAAGGTGTCACATTCAAATTCTAGATGAAAAGTTAGAGCATAACCATGAATTTTATTACAATGAGAATCAGCCTTCCATTGCCGATATGCTACAGGAGCTATTTGTTTATACGTTTTTGTTGAAAAATATTTCATTTAACCTTTCCCATAAATTTTTAAATTGGTTCTAAAACATCAATTCCAGGAGTTATCCAATACTTTTTAGAGTGAGTGTATTGATCTCTTATTTGTACTTCATTCTTTTTAACAGCAATGACTTCAATTAGAGCTCCTTTCTTTAAATCCTGAACCTCATTAACTAGATAGAATCGATCATGGACTTCAAATACTTCATCACCTAGAGTAAAAGTAGAGGAATCTTTTACTTTCTCTACTCCATCCTCATCCTTAAATGTAGTAGACTCGACTTTTCTTCTTCCTTTTTGTTTTCTAGGAATTTCGAACTTATCAAGTTTAGCTGAAATGAGATTAGATTGACACTTAAAAATCAAAGCAATAGGAACAACTCCTAAATCTTCAGTATGATATTTTTGTATCAACCAATCTTTAGTTATTTCATCTACTGTTTTAGGTTCTATTATTTCAGTTTCCATATTTGTATCTCCTATCTATTATGAATAATAAATAGGAAATCCTTGTTATTTTAAGAAAATGTAACTTAAATTAGCTAGACCGAAACCAATTAAAACCGAAATCCTAGTAATTGTTGCATCTGACTTTTCATCAAAAGTCATAAATACTTTATATTCAATCCCTCCTTGCACTACAAGTGCAAGGGAAATTAGAGTCATTACATAACTTAAAATTGGTTTTAAATACTGTACGATTACATCAATCATTCTGCTGCCTCTTGTAGTATTGGTTCAGAAGGAAGTTCTTTTTGTTCCTTAGCTGATTCAACTGCAGTTGCTGATGCACTATCAGTTATATCTTTAGGGGTTCTTTTTTTCGGTTCCTCATCAGTTAAATTAACTTCAACATCAGATAATCCTTCAGAACTAACTTTCTCCAATACTTGTTGTCTTAATACTGTTATTAGTTCGGGATTAGATTTCAGATATGCTTTTATACCAAGTAAACCTTGGAACTTTTCTTCTTTATAAGTATACCATGCTCCACCTTTTTTAATGAAACCATACTTAACTGCCTCCTCAATAACTGATCCTTCATAATCATATCCTTCTTTGAAGATAAGATCGAAGTAACATTCAGTAAATGGGGATGCTACTTTATTTTTAACAATTTTAACTCTTGTTTTAACTCCATAAGCTTCTTCACCTTTTTTCAGAGTTTCTTTTCTTGCGATATCAAATCGAACTGAAGCATAGAACTTCAAAGCATTACCACCAGTAGTGGTTGTAGGAGAACCATATCCTCCGATTTTATCTCTGGTTTGGTTTAAGAAGATAACTATAGCTCCTGATTTAGAAATAGAACCAGTTAACTTCCTCATTGCTTGAGACATCAATCTGGCTTGTAATCCCATTGAAGATTCACCCATATCTTTTTCTAGTTCAGCTTTAGGAACTAGAGCAGCTACTGAGTCAACTACAATAATACCGACTTGATTTGTAACAACTAAATCGTCAACGATTTCAAGTGCTTCTTCACCAGAAGAGGGTTGAGCAAATAATAATTCATCAATATTAACTCCATTGAATTTAGCCCACTTCCTATCGAAAGCATGCTCAACATCAATGAATGCTGCTAGACCACCTCTTCTCTGGGTTTGCTTAATGAAGTTAAGGGATAATGTTGTTTTACCTGCTGAATTGTCTCCGTAGAACTCAATGATTCTTCCTTTAGGAAGACCACCAATTCCAAGAGCTAAATCAAGTGATAGAATCTCTGAAGGAATATTAGGTATATTTAAGTTAACCTTACTATCCAAGATAGTCATTGATTCCTTACCATGATTCTTTTGAATCAAAGAAGAAATTGATTGTAGAGCGTTCTTTCTTTCTTGCTCGTTTTTAAACTGATATTCGTTTGCTAATTGGGTTAGAGTTGTCATATTTTATTTTCCTGTCTTTTTATTAATTCTTTTATAATTTCGTAGGAACAATCATTTAAAGTATTTGCATTTTTTAAACTAAATGATGATAGGTTCACCAATTCAAAATTATCTTTTAGTTGTAAAAGTAATTCGTGAGTTGATAAGTATGGAACTTGAAGTTGATTATTTAACATATTGACTCACTGTAGAGATTATATAATAAATAGTTTTTATTGAACATATCTTATTTTATCACGAGCTGACTCCAACCATTGTTGTACTTCACTAGATGATATATGTTTTTTAGTTACGGGATGTAACATATCAGTCAATCTACGGTGAAAACTATGAGCAATCAAAACAACATTCTCTAATACCTTTCGTTCACTACCATGAGTTGATTTAGGTTTTATATGAGCTATTTCTAATTTACTGTTTAGAAATAATTCATCATCGTAATTTTCCAAATATATTTTCTCATCGGGGGTTAATACTTGCCATAGTCTACAATATCGTTGCCAGTTTTCTCTAGTAGATGAGTTACCTTTTACCTCACCGGTATCTCTCAACCAGACTTCATTATCGAAATCTGCTTGTTCATTCCAATCTTGTTTGTTCTGTTGTCTCTTTTCAACTTTCTTTGATTCTAATCTAGTGTATGATTTAAAGCAGTTAGTTTGTTTTGATGTTTTCCAACAAGTCTTAGCATCATATCTAACTCGTTTCAAACATTTTTTATTGTTACAACTTTCTTGAAATTCTTCTAGTTCCAAAATTAATCCTCAATACTTTTAGGTAAAATATTTATTGAATAAGTTCTTGATTCGTAATTAGGAACGACTTCAAATTTTACCAATTCTTGTAAATAATAATATATAGATTCTCTTATTTTGGTATCAATATAATGTATTATTTTGCCTGTAGTTTCTTTAGACATTATTGAGAATTGAAAATAATTGTGAACTTCTTTTATAAGAAGTAAGAAGAAGGAAATCTCTTGACTGTTTAAATCTAACTCTTTATACATTGTTTTTAAAAACCAAGCTATATTTCAAGCCTGGTTTAATCCTTCTATTTAAAAATCTGCCCATCAATCGGGCAACAGAATACATCATCAGGAAAACCAATTTTCTTACCACAATCACATGCGATAAGATTTGTTCCATCTTTGAATTTAAATACTTCACCTTCAACGCTGATACAATTTGCAATCATTGATGCTTGATCTTGATCACTTAAACTATTCCAAGCAGGTAATGCTTTCAACTGCTCTACTACACTTACTGAAGTAGGAGCTTCGTCTGGCTTTCTACGAGAAGGCTTATCTTCTGTTTTTTCAGAAGGTTTAGCTTCAGCTTCAGGTGAATCTGTTTCAACATCATCATTAGGAGAACCAGTAGAATGTTGAGTTGTATTGTTTTCAGCATTTTCTTTTTCTCGTGCAGCTTTTTCAGTTTCATATAAGTCTTTTAGTTCAGGATAAAATTGAGTATTCAAATCTAAGTCAGCTTGTTTGAATAATTTTTCCAAACCATTATATAGTTTATAATAACCACTAGGTTTGAATAGTTTTTCAAAATCATATAATTGATAAGTTTTCTCTAATTTAGACAACGGTTGAACATTAACTAACTTCTTAATATCTTCCTTAATTTTATCTTCCATACCATCACGAAGAATATATTTTTTGTCTTCTTTATGAGTGATAAGGTCTAAATCCCAATGACCTCGATACTCAATAACTTGTGACCATAACATCTTATAAAACTGTTCAGGAATACCAATATCAGTAAAATAAATAGTTTTTGGTCCTTGTTCAGTCGGAAACTCAAAAGGAGAATGACTCGAAGTCAAAATCTTACTATGTTTATTCTCGACACACCAGTCATCCATTCTATCAATAACATTGAATAGAACTCTTTTCTTAGGATAGAAGTGACCAAATTGTTTTGATCCTTCTTTTTGATTTTTATCGATACGATTATGACTTAATTTTCCTACATGAAGATCAACGAAATAACCTTTATCATTTGATTTTGGTCTGAGTGGATCTCGGACTTCATCTGGTTTGTAATCATACCATTGTGATTCCATTACTTTTTTATGAAGTCTGTAAAGGATCCAATCTTTATCTAGTTCACCATCAGGAGTAGTTGGCCAGTAAATATTCATCCAATTCTTACCAGCATCATTGATGATTTTTGACCAATATACTAGCATAGCATCTGTAGGTAATTCTCTTGCTTCTACTGGATTACCAACGATTCTAAAAACTTTAGGTTTATCAGTTACTCCTGCCCAATGAAGTTCCTCATAGTCTTTAGAGTAGTTTCTATTTTTCTTTTCTTCTTCTTTTTTCTTGTTCTCATCTTCTTGTTGAAGTCTTAATTGTTTTGCTTTTTCAAACGGGTTCATATTAACCTTTTTCCTTATGTGTTAAAATCATTTAACTTGTTTATAATAAATAAAACCTATTGGATTTTATCAGGGAACAATTCTTTAAGTAGGGAAAATAAATCTTCCTGTTCTAAACGAGGAAGAGTTTTTCTTCTACCATTTTCATCCGTGATTTCAAACCAAACAGTATTATTTTCTTTTGAAACTGTAATTATATTATTGTCAACTTTAATTTGTCTAGATATAGTTGTGTCAACATCATCATTAAAAAAGTCATCGTTGTTTTTATTAATTTCAGATTCATTATTGTTATTAGTATTGAGTTCAAATTCTGACAACCAAGGAATATTATGTATTAAGTTAACTTTAGCTCTAGTGACTGCAACATAATAAATATTTAGTTCCTCAACCCATTGTTTTCTTTTATAATCTCGTTCCTCATCAGTTAATTCGATACTAATAACTTTACCATCTTTACCTTTCTTGGAAATACTTTCAGGAACTTTATTAGGAAAACCCTCTTCAAACATATCAGGAGATAATATTTGAACTTGATCCCATTCATTACCCTTTGCTTTATGTATAGTTGAGAAAGTATAGTCACAATATTCTTTACTATCTGAAATTCTTTTCTTTAACTGATCCAACTCAATAAGTAAAGTATTCTCAAACTTAGTTAAAAAGTTAACGAAAGAATTTATCGATTGATCATCTATATCCTCATAGTATTCTTGTAACTCACCTAAACTTCTAAAAGTTTTAATAAAGAAATTTTGAATTTTATCTTTTTCACCTTTTTTGAGATAGTAGATATCTAGTAAACTAACTCCTGAATTAGTTTGAAGTAAACCATCTAACCCACCTTCAATATAAGGTTTTTTATAAACCATTTTTTGAGTAAAGAGTTTTTCCAATAGAGCTATATTACTTCTAGAAATTATAGCTTTAGTTTCAATTTTAGAATGTTGACCTTTACCTAAAAGTCTCAGTTTTGAAAAATCGAAACCATCCTCTTTACCTTCTTTGAAAGAAAGAACTTCTAAACCTAAGTTTGCAACTGATTGAGGAAATCTAAAAGATTCAGTTAAAGTAAACCTTTCGTATGATTCAGGAGCAAGCTTTAAAGCATTGATAGCTCCTCTCCATGAATAAATAGCTTGGTGATTATCTCCTACCATAATTTTTCTACCTTTTTGGTTAAAAAAGATATCCAATATAACTGGGTTTAAATCTTGAGCTTCATCACAAAGTATAATATCATAGTTTAAAACTGGTTTGGTTAACTGATACATCTTTAAATAGGAACTATGAGTTGAGTCAATTTTCTTCGCTACTATATCTTTCCATATAGTGTTAGAATACTCATCAATTTTAGCTTTATGTTCTCTGTAAAAAGAAATAGCTCTCTCTGAAGACAAACAATCTTCGTAGTTTAAAGTATTAATATCCATATCAGCTGAGTTACAAAATAACTCAACCTTTTTAATACTATGAGCTACCAACTTATTAGCTACTCCTGTACCAGTAGTTTTTAAGTATTTTGATAAATGATAAGTTGAAAGATTATAACCTAACTTATATTGTTTACCTATAATGATTGACTTATAAGCTAAACCATGAGCAGTAGATATGGTTATATTTTTAACTCCTTTAGCATTAAATTTAGATTTAGCTTCCTCAGATATACCTTTGTTAAAAGCTAAGTAAATCTTTTTAGCTTTTTCATTTCGTAAGGAGTATTCTATAAGAGTTGTTGTTTTACCAGTTCCAGCTCTAGCTTCTATACAAGCATCATTGTTACAATCTAGTATTTTCTTTTGTTCTTCCGTTAAATTCATAATACGTATATAATAAATAAAATTTTTTTGTACTTTTTTTAAAAAAAGTGTCTAAACTCTATAAAAATGAAAAATTCTTATTTATTACTATATATTATAGTGAGCGGAAGATAGTTAAGGTAGAAAGCAATAATATAATAATAAATATAATATTAAGAAAATAAAATATTATAATATATATTATTAGCGTCTAACTCAACCCATGAAACTTTAATATTATGTCTACTGGTAAGTTGGTTTAGGAGAGTTTATGTGGAGATTGTTTAGATGGAACCTGTTAAAAAAGTTTCCTGATTTAAAATTTGAATTCAAAAAGATAAACACAACAACTTTTCAAGTTGAAGTACCTACAAAAAATATTTCAATACAACTTCACTATGATAAAAACTTAACTAAAGATTCCGATATGTATAATCTTTTATTGAACTCATTAATCTCAGACATAAAAAATCAAGTTTTTGAAGTAAAAAGAAAAAAGAAATTTTTAAGACGATAAGTTTTATTTATTATAGTCGTATGGAAAAATATTTATACGACATGAAAGATGGAGAAGAAGTTGCTCGTCTCAATCCTGAATGGTTAAAACATATACAGAATTTAAAATACGAGTTCTATCTTAAGGAGTCAGGGATACCTATTGATTATTGGAACCTGACTTATGATGATTGTGGTATAGGTTCTAATGAACGAGTAGTTACTGTATGTAGAAACTATATAAATCGAATCAAAACCGGAACTATAAAAAATCTTTATCTATATGGTTTAAATTCTACTGGTAAAACAACAGCTATGAATTGTATTGGTAAAGATGCAATAAAAGAAGGACTTAAAGTTAAATTTATACTATCCAATGATTTAATAAATATCTTACAAAAGACTTCTGGTTATGGTATCAATGATGAGTTCGAGAGAAAGAAGAATGCTTTATTCAATGCTGACTTAGTTTTGGTCGATGAAGTATTTGATGCTTCTAAATCTACTCTTTGGAAAGGTGAATCCAGAAATCTTATAGTTTCAGATTTGGATGGTTTTTTCAGACATGTAATTTCAAATAATAGAAGAATAGTTACGACTTCAAATATCTTAAAGGAAAGAATTGCTTCAGATTATTCTCCTAGCTTGTTTGAGTTGATAGATAGAAATTTTCAGGAACTAAAGTTTACAGAATCGGTAAAAGAAAATCGTAAACGAAAGTTGATGGAAAATTAAAATGGATTTATCTATTTTTGAAAATCAATTTGAAGACATTGAGTTTGATGATGAAACTCATTCCTATAAAGTAAAAAATGCGACTGATACTTTAATATCCGTTACAACTCTTATTCATAAATATTCACAACCTTTTGACTCAGATAAAATAGCTAGTCGAGTAGCTAAAGATAGAAAAGTAGATAAGGATGAATTATTAAAATCTTGGCTGGATAAAGGTGAAAGCTCAGCTAATAAGGGTAAACATTTACACAAATTTATTGAAGAGTATTGTAAACATCAACAAGAATTTAAAATGGATTTGTACTCTGAGGAGAAAGCTCAGTTTATAAAATTCTATAACGATTTCCTGAATGATAAAGTAATAATTTATTTAGAAAAAATATTATACCTAAGGTCAGCTAATCTAGCCGGAACTATTGATTGTCTTATCTATAGTCCTATAAATGATATACTTTACTTTATTGATTGGAAGTCAAATGAGAAGATTTCAACATTCAATAAGTTTCAAAAACTTAAACCTCCCTTGTCAAGATATGATCAATGTAGTAAAGAAATATATACTATACAACTTTCATTATACAGATATATAATTGAAGAAGTCATACTAAATAAGTCCCAGGGGTTTTCATCGAAAACTCAGGTGAAAAATTTACTCATACACTTTTCAAAACTCAACGAATCGTACGTAATTATGGAATTACCATATTATAAGTATTCGACAATTGAGTTATTGAAACATTATAACAACTTAAAAGGAAATTAAAGAATGGCCCAAACTTCTACGATCGACGATATTGACTCTAAACCTGAAATAGATTTCTTAGAAGAAATTAGTAACTTAATTTTTACCGCTAAATATGCTAGATGGAACGAAAAGAAAAAAAGACGAGAGACTTTAAATGAAGCAGTAGATAGAGTCTGTAAGATGCACCTTGAAAAATATTCATTCCTACCTGAGGAAGACAAAGAGAGGATTAGATGGGCATTTGAAATGGTAAAGAAGAAACGAGTAGTTCCTTCAATGCGATCTATGCAATTTGGTGGTAAAGCAGTGTTCGCTCACAATGCTAGAATGTATAATTGTGGAGTAAGACACATTGATTCACTTCGAGCATTTGCTGAAGTATTTTATTGTCTACTATGTGGAACCGGAATGACTTTAGGTCTATCTGAAAAAGTTATTTCTTTACTTCCTAACTTAGTAAATAAAAAAGATAAAACTGGTTCTGTTGTAGCTTACGTTATTGAAGACACTATTGAAGGTTGGGCGGATGCAGTAGAAGCTCTCCTAATGTGTTACCATAAAAATACACCATTCACTGGTAGAAAGATAGTATTTGATTATTCCAAAATAAGAACTAAAGGAACACCTTTAAAAACTGGTGGTGGTAAAGCCCCTGGTCACGAAGGTCTAAAACAAACTCTTGAAAAGATTAAACAACTTCTCGATTATGCGATTGAAGAATTACATCTACAACGTCTTCGTAGTATTGATATCTACGATATTCTTATGCATTGCGCTGACGCTGTGCTTAGCGGGGGTATTCGTCGGGCTGCAACTGCTGTTATATTCGATCCTACAGATGATCTAATGATGAACTCAAAAGTTAATTTTTCAATATCTTCCTACAAAAGATTTGAACAATTACCTTCTGGATTCTGGGAAGGAACAGTAGTAGTTAATAAGAAAAAATATGAAGTCGTTATTTCTGACTGGGAATTTGAAAACGACGTAAAAGGAAAATCTGAAATTAGTTGGAGACATATTGAACCACAGAGAGCTAGATCAAACAACTCAGTTTTATTACTTAGAAGGGAGACAAATATTGATCAGTTAAAATATATAATCAGTAAGACGAGACAATGGGGAGAACCAGGATTTGTTTTTGCTGATCACCCTTTAACTCTTTTTAATCCTTGTATTACTGAAGACACTATACTAGAAACAGATAAAGGTAAATTGTCAGTTAAAGAAGTTATGACTAAGTTGAATAACAATGAACTAGTCTTAGTTAAGTCATTTAATCATTCCAATTCTAAATTAGAATTTCAGCAAATATTACATGGAGAGCTAACTAACTCAGATGCTGAAATATACGAAATTGAATTAGATAATGGGGAGAAAAAGAAATTTTCAAAAGGTCATAAAATATTTACTCAAAATAGAGGTTATGTTGAAATTGAAAAGTTAACTACAGAAGATGAGGTTATATTATCATGTTAATCTATTGTGTAAACAATAATATAACCGGTCAAAATTATATAGGTCAAACTACTAAAACTTTAACTGAACGATTTGAGGAACATTGTTTAAATGGTTTTAAGTTATATAAGTCTATATTACAATATGGACGGGATAATTTTTCAATATTTCAGATTGATTCAGCTTCATCTAAACAAGAGTTAAATATTAAAGAAAAATACTGGATTAAAAAGTATGAATCTACTGATGACACTATGGGTTTAAATATTCAAAAAGGTTCATCTAGACTTTATTCTACTCACTCAGATAAAGTTAAACAAACGATAAAAGAGAAAACTAAACAAGGTATGTTTAACCTCTCTGACGAACGAAAAGAAACTAGAAAAAATAAATCAAGACAAACACAAATAGATAATAATATCTATGTTAAACAAGCTGAAGTCAGAAAGGTTAAGTATCTAAACTCTGGTAATCCTAGAGCTACTCAATTATTAATAGTTGACAAAGATGGGGTAGAGTTGGAACGGTTTGAAACAATTAAAAGTTTTATTGAGAAGTATCACTTGAATATGTCGGTTGTGATTAGTAAAATCAAAACAGGAACTAGTATCAGTAAAGGTCAATTAAAAGGTTTATTTTTAAAGACTTTGAAACCTTTAAGAACTATGAACCGTAAAACTAAAGGAGTTTAATATGGAAATAAAAAAAGTAGTATTAGCAAATGACTTAGATGGTAACGTTTTAGTTAAAAAAATTATTAATTCTGAAGTTGAGGGATATGAAGCAGTTAACCAAACTTATAAGACTGTTAAAGTTAAGTCAGTTACGAAAATAAAAAATGAAGCGGTATACGATATTGCAGTAAATAATAATCAAAATTTCTTTGCTGATGATTTGTTAGTTCATAATTGTTTCGAGATTGGATTCATACCAGTAACTAAAGATGGTAGATTTGGAGTTCAGTTCTGTAACCTTTCTGAAGAAAATGGAGCAAAGATTACTTCATTACTTGAATGGGAAGAGTCAACTGAAGCAGCGACTATTATTGGAACCCTTCAAGCAGGATATACTGAATTTCCTTACTTGAACAAAGCTTCACAAGAATTAACTGAAGAGGAAGCACTTCTTGGTGTCTCTGTAACTGGTTGGTTTGATAATCCTGAAGTTTTATTTGACGCTAAGAATGAATTCTTTATGGCTAAGTTGTCAACAAAGATTAACAAAGAATGGGCTGCTAAAATTAATATTAACACTGCTGCTAGAATAACATGCACTAAACCTAGTGGAACAGCTAGTATCTTTCTTGGTTCATCTTCCGGTATTCATCCTCATCATGATCACAGATATTTCCGTAGAGTTCAAATGAATAAGTTAGATAATATTCATCAATACTTTAAAATGTTTAACCCTCATGCTGTAGAAGAATCTGTTTGGTCAGCAACTAAAACAGATGATGTTATTACTTTCCCTCTAACTGTTCCCAAAACAGCTAAGGTTAAAAATGACATCACTGCTATTCAACACCTTAATCTAATCAGACAAGTTCAAGAGAATTGGGTAACACCTGGAACAACAGAAAATAATAAAAAACCAGTTTCTCATAATGTGAGTTGTACCGTTGAAGTAGATGAAGGAGAATGGGATGATGTAATTGATTACTTATTTTTAAATAAGAACTCATTTGCAGCAGTAGCTCTACTTGGTAAAACAGGAGATAAGGATTATCCTCAACCTCCTTTGAGTCGAGTCTATCCTGAATTAGAAGAAGCTTGGTTAAATCTAAAATCTAATTGGTCTAAAATGGATTACACCAAATTTGAAGAAACAGAAGATATGACATCACTTATTGAGAACCTAGCTTGTGCTGGTGGAGCTTGTGATGTAACAAATTTACCAGTAGATAAAAAGGAATAATTTTTAAGGAAAATTATATGGAAGAAAAAATAATACAGGATTTTAGTTGGGCACTTAAATGTCTCAAAAGAGGTGAAAAACTTCAGAGACAAGGTTGGAACGGTAAAGGATTATGGATTGTATTACAAGAAGGTTATCCTGATGGTGTTGCAGCAAATAAAAATTCACAAAAAGCATATGGAGTTCCAGAAGGAACTATAATTAAAGTAAGACCATATTTAGTTATACGTTCTATTGATGGATCATTTGTTCCTTGGCTCCCTTCTCAAACAGATATCTTAGCAGAAGATTGGGAGACAGTATAATGACAGAACAACAAGAATTTGAAAAAAGAATGGCTGAGTATATAGATCGACAAAACAGACCGACCGTGAAGTTTAAAAAACTTCACGACGATGCTAAAATACCTGAATATCAAACTGAAGGATCAGTAGGTTTTGATTTCTATTGTATAGAAGATTTTGAAATTCATCCAACAGAAACTGTGATTATCAGAACAGGATTGAGTTGTGAAATTCCTAAAGGTTATTTTCTAGCTATAGTTCCTAGATCATCAACTGGAGTTAAAACTCCACTCAGGTTGTCAAACAGTTTAGGAGTAATAGATCAGGACTACCGGGGGGAAATAGGACTAATATTCACTCACTATGGTATTAGTGGACTGAAAGTTAAAGTGGGTGATAGATTAGCTCAAGGTTTAATTTTACCTGTTAAGCAAGCTAGAATTGAACAGATTGAGGAACTCTCAGTGACAGAAAGAGGTGAAGGTGGATTCGGGAGTACTGGGAAATGATTGAAATCCAAGCTCCTAACGAATTACCTTTATCCACCAATTTATATAAAGTTTTTCTAGCTGGTTCCATTGAAATGGGAGCAGCAGAAAAGTGGCAAAGTAAGTGTGTAGATGAACTTAGAGAATACACTGGTTTTATTTTCAACCCTAGACGTGACGACTGGGATTCTTCTTGGAAACAAACTATTGACGATCCTAAATTTAATGAACAAGTAACTTGGGAATTAAATGCTTTAGATTTAGCTGACAATATAATTTTATACTTTGATCCAAATACTAAATCTCCTATTTCACTTCTAGAATTAGGACTTCATGCTAGTTCAGATAAATTAATAGTTTGTTGTCCTGAAGGATTTTGGAGGAAAGGTAATGTTGATATTGTTTGTAAAAGATATAATATTCCTTGTTTTGATAGTTTAGATCAAAGTTTAGATTATTTAAAATATCAGTTAAGCGGAGAATTATTCTAAATGGACGAGTTAAAAAATGATATGGATAATTGTCATTCTTGGGTTCTACCTAAAGGAACAGTTATTCAATATTACGGAATACCTTATTACTTAGCTGAAGATACTGAAGTTCTTGGTAACACTGATCCAACTAAAGTTGTATTTGTACCTCCTAGTGATGACGATATTCGGAAATTTTTTGATGATGTCGACTGATACCAGTAAGATAACAACTAAAGATATAGAAGGTAGATTGTTTGAATTTGCACTTCGGGATCTCAAACAAAATCTAGCAGTTCTTAGATGCACTGCTATGGGTCCCGAAGCCGATCTTCTAACTCTCAGTTCGACAGCCTATTTAACAGAATATGAAATTAAAACATCATATTCTGATTTCCGAGCTGACTTTAAAAAGAGTAAGTGGTTGACATATTTGGATGAAAAATTACAAGTTAAAAAGACTTATCATGGTAATCCACATATGCCAAACTACTTCTATTATTGTTACCCTAAAGGATTGATTAAATTAGATGAAATTCCTAACTATGCAGGAGCAATTGAAGTATCTAAAACCAAATATGGTTTCCGATTTGATATTTTAAAACGTGCTCCTAGATTATCTAAAGTAAAATGCAACCCTAAACTTATGCGAACGATGATACGGTCACTTAGTTTTAAAACTATGAATTTGCTAAGAAAGGAATCATGATTTTTTATTTATTATTCAATGAATGAAAATTCCTAAAATAGATGACTGTATAATATCTCCAAAAAGTAAATTAGGATATGTTTATGACGTAGAGACTTATCCTAACTTTTTTTGTGTATCTTTTTATAACGGTCGTGATCATATTCAATTTGAAATCAGTAGTAGAAAAAATGAATTACCAGAAATTCTAGAATTTATTAAAAACAAAGTTCTAATCGGTTACAACAATTCTAAGTTTGACGATTTAATTATAAACTACCTATTACAGGAAGAAGTTTATCTGAAAAGATTTAAAGGTGAGGAAATAGCTAAAGGTTTATTTTCTATCGCAGGTATGGTAATTAATTATTACCAGTCAGGATCTAAAGATGAAACTATCAAGAAGTTAAAATATTTAGATAAACCATATACCTCACTTGATTTGATGAAAATAGGAAATATTCAGAAGGGTTTAAAATTAGTAGGAGTATCCCTCAAGTGGTATAATATTCAAGACCTTCCTTTTAAATGGGATATTCCTTTAGAGACAGAAGAGCAAATGGATTTCGTAATGTCATACAATAGAAATGATACTGAAATGACTTTACTTCTAACTCATAAATTAGAAAAAGAAATTGAGTTGAGAGTTAACTTATCCAAGCTATATGCTGTGGATGTTATTTCAGAATCAGATTCAGGTATCGGTAACATTCTCTTCGAGAAGATGTATAAAGAGAAAGCAGTTCAGAAAAACTTCTCTGACCTAAGAACTCATAGATCAGTTGTTCATTTAAGCGATTGTATATTTGATGACATCAAATTTGAAACCAGACAGCTTACTAAAGTCTTAAATGATTTAAAAGCAATCAGTATTCCTAAAGGAGAAAAAGGTTTTAAAATTAGCGTTCCAGCTATTGAGTTTAATAATGCTCGATATCAATTAGGAGTAGGTGGTATTCATAGTGAAGATGAGGCAGGTATATTTGAATCAACTGACGACTTATTCATTATTGACTCAGATGTTACGTCATACTATCCTTCGATGATCATAAATAAAAAAGTAAAACCTGCACATCTAGAAGATTGTTTTGTTCAAGTTATGTATGATATTACTCAAGAAAGAGTTGCTGGTAAGAAAGCAGGGGATACAGTTAAAGCTGATGGATTAAAAATCGTTATCAATTCAGCTTTTGGTAAATTAGGATTTGAAGGATCATATTTGTATGATGAGCAGGCCTTATTAACAGTAACTCTAAATGGTCAACTCTATTTACTTATGCTTATAGAAATGTTAACCGGTAAGAATTTTCAAGTCATATCAGCTAATACTGATGGTATCATAACTTTGGTTCCAAAGGATCGTAAAGAGGAATATGATTCTATTTGTACTGACTGGCAGAATAAAACTAAACTTAATTTAGAGTATACTTTTTATCGAAAGTATGTCAGAAAAGATGTTAATAACTATATCGCAAAAACTATAAATGATAAGATTAAATCCAAAGGTTGTTTCCTACAAGACATAGATATTAAAAAAGGTTTTGATGCTCCTGTTGTAAACTTCGTATTGAAAAAATATTACATGGATGGGTTACCTCTGGAAAAATCATTGATGGAACATAAAGATATTTATGATTTCTGTATTGCTCAAAAGATGGGTGGTCAGTTTGAAGCTGAATATGGTGGTCAGTCGGTTCAAAAAAGTGTTAGATTTTATGTCTGTAAATCAGGTAAGAAATTACTTAAGTGGAAAACAAATGAAGATGGTAGTAAGAGTTCTACTGACTTATGTGTAGGTAAATCAGTTCAACTATTCAATCAATTTGAACAAAGAGACGATTATAATATAGATTATGATTATTATCTCAGAGAGTTAAGAAAGATAACAGGAGAACTTAATAAAGCAGAGGAAACATTATGGTAGAAGATACTAAGAAAAAACAAAAAGCTAGAATTTATATAGCTAAACGTCGATTAGAAGATCCTATTCAAAATAGTTTATACTCAGTTAATTCCCAGAGACGAGTTAAAGGTAAGAAACCAATCACTCGTTCTCAATTACAAGAGTATTTAAACTTTTGCTTTAAAGCTAAGTTGTTTAAAGATTTTAAAAATAGACGAAGTAATAATGGAAAGTTTTCAATCGATACTTTTCTACTCTTGAAAAAACAAAACTTACTAGTATTATAATAAAAGTCAGGTAATATACTAATCTTATGAAACTAGTGTTTTACCTGGAAGAATATTCAAGAAGTTACTCATTACGAGTAGATAGATTTTTAGACGCTGAAGATTTTAAACTAATCAACGACGATCTTAAGTCCATATATATATTTTATGACAAAGAGTTGAAAGGTTGGAAGATACCTAAAAAGAATGCTCTTGAGTCTGTATTATTTATAACTAGAAAATTTGGTTGGGATGTTGATCTTGGATCAATAGTGGTTCAAGAACCAACTATTGAACTTGAAACTAAATTTTTAAGACGAGGTAAATCACCAGTATTTGAACCTGATGTCCTAAGAGTAAATCTATTTAAGTATCAATTAGAGGATGTAAATTGGGGGCTTCAAAGAAATAGATTTTTTATAGCCTCTGATCCTGGGGTTGGTAAAACAATAGAGTCTATAGCTATATTCTCTCAATTAGCTAAACAAAACTTAATTGATTCGTTATTTATTTTAGTAAAAAATAATCTTCCTTTTCACTGGGAAAGGGAGATAGTAGAGTATTCAAATGTTTTTAGTGAGGAAGATATTTGCATATTAACGAATAAAAACAAAAAATATTTCTTTGAAGAAAAAAGACCGAGAATAGTTATTTGTCCCAATCACCTATTGACTGATGTACTTGATAGTTACTCTAATTTTAATTTGAAAAAATTATGGAAAAAAGAAAGTATAGGACTTATAGTAGATGAAAGTCATGAGTTTAAAAATCCTAAAGCTCAAAGAACGAAAGCTCTTTTTAAAATAATCGATTCATTTAGTTATAGAGGTCTCTTAACTGCTACTCCTGCAATTAATGGTTTTGAAGATTGGTATCACCAAATGAAACTATTAGACAATGGTAGTATTTCTTATTCGGAAAAACTATTTAAACTAGATATTGCAAAGAAAATAGGAACTAAATATGACCAGTGGGGTATAAGAGAATATAATACTGATAGAGTTGAATTTTATCTAAATTCTTTTAAACCTTGGGTTGTCAAAAGACTGAAAGTTGATCTTCCAGAAATGAAAACTAAACAATTTGTAAAACCTGTTTGGTTGGAGATGAGTCAAAAACATATTAATTTATACAACATGATTAAAAAGTTGTATCTAGAAAAGTATAAGGAAGTTGATGGAAAACAAACTCTCCATGAAATAGAAAACAAATACCCTTATTTAATTATGTGCTTAGAGAATCCTCTAATGTTATTAGATAAAATTTTAGACGATGATAAAGCATTGTTTAAACCAGTAGAAACTGCACTGAAGAATTGGAAACTAGATGATCACAATAAAGTAAGTTATCTAGATGAGTTTTTACTTGAGAAAGTAAAACATCAAAAGGAAAAGGTTATAGTTTTTGATAACCATCCTAAAACTTTAGACTTACTACATGCTAGATATCCTGAATATCGTCCTTCCCTTATACATGGTGCAGTAAAACTCTCTCAACTAGAGAGACAAAAAATAGTAGATCGATTCAATGATAAGTATGATGAAACTAAAGTTATATTTTTAAATCCTCAAACCGGTGGAACAGGTATAAATTTAAATAAAGCATGTAAGTATACCGTATTTTATTCTACTCCAAATGATGGTACCCTCTACCGGCAAGCGTTAGATAGAACTCATAGGATATCATCTATTTGGGATTCTTTTGTTTACATTTTGACTTTTGGTAAAACATTAGATGAAAAAATAATGAAAAGAAATCTAGCTAAAGCTGACCTAAATGATTTTAGTTTTAAAAATGATATTAACAAAGAATACCTTTTGAGTCAAATATAATACTAATTATAAAAGATTACCGATAAGGTCACCAAATTATGTCAACACATATTTATAAGTCATTAAAACCATATAAATCAATTTATAAATTCTCTGAGAATTCATTCTCTAATACTGTAGTATCTAGAATATTAGTTTTATTTAATCGAGTTTTACAAAAAAGAATTCATAAACCTTTATTTGGTTCACCTGAACTATATGACTTAATTAAGACTCCTGAAGGTAAATTTTATACTTTCGACTATGAATTTGGAAAAGGTTTGAAGTTAAGATATCGAGTTCTTGTTGGTAAAAGTGCAAGTATTCATTCCGTAGATTTTTATTTTAAACCATACTTTGATAAATTTCCTAGTTATACTTTAAATACTCAAGGAGTAAATTTAAATCAACTTCTTGACCTAATTGCATCAACTATTATTAACCGAGAACCAGCAGTTGAAACAATTCTGTTTGAAGGAGTCACTCCTTTAAAAGAAGATAAATCGTTTATATCTACTCTTGCTAATAATCTCCCTATTAAAGCTTCTGGACTAAAAGATTATCTCTTGTCTGGAATTGACTCTCCTAAGATCGATACTTTTTTACCAAAAGCTAAAGGTAAAGACTATGATCAAGTAGCAACGATGTATAATCGTTGGGCAAGTAAGAATAAGCAAAAAACATTTTCTAGTGGAGCAGCGATTCGATCAGTTATTTTTCAAGGTATGATCGCTGGTGGTCTAAAAGATGGGGTTACAGTTGAAGTTAAACCGGGAAAAAGAATACCTGAGAAACAATTACCAACTCAATTAGACATTGATATTGAAAAAGAAATGGCTAAATTCAAAGGTACAACTGATGAAAGATTTCAGGAAATGTATGATTATGTTGAGGATGTGGCTACAGGTAAATCCTACTCAACTATTATCATCGGTGATCCTGGTATCGGTAAAACTTATGGAGTCGAAGAAGTACTTAAACAAAATGGTTTCTCCGTAGAAGAAGTAGACCCTCAGATTGAATACTTAACTGATGATGAAGGTAATGAAACTCCAGTTCGTCCCACAATTGAATCAAACAAATATATTTTGGTAAAAGGTAAAGTTACTCCTACTGCTCTATACAACATGTTGTATCTATATAATAATGCTATTATTGTATTTGATGATAGTGATGATGTACTTAAGAAAGATCCAAATTTAGTGAAAGCAGCAACAGATGATAAGCCTAGAAGAAAGATTACGAATTCTAGTGCTAAAACAATGAAGTTAGATTCTTTCTTCCCTCCATCATTCTTATATACAGGTAGATGTATTTTTGTATCTAACTTATATGCTGAAGATATTGATTCAGCTATTATTTCAAGAGGGAATATTATTGAACTAGTATTGACTTCAGATGAAATGATTGAACGAGCTAAAACTTTAACTCCTAAAATTGTTCAAGAAATTCCTGGTGCAACTAGTAAAATGGCAACAGAAGTACTTGACTTCTTATTAAGTATATCACATCTATTTGGTAAACTTGACTTGAGAACTTACGGTTCAGCTATTAAAGCTCGAGTTCGTAACTCTCCTGACTGGCAAAATCGAGTAGCTAGAAGTATCATAACTAAAGCTAAATCATTAGGTGCATAATTGAAAGAAGAATTAATTGAATTAAGTGGTGTCATCCTTGAGATATTAAAGGGTGACAACTTTAAAGTTAGAACTGAAAACAATCATATTGCAGTTTGTAAACCTTCCGGTAGAATCAGGCTCCATAAAATATATATGGTTCCTGGTGACAAAGTAAAAGTTGAAGTAAGTCCTTACGATTTAAGTAAGGGTAGAATAGTATTTAGAGAAAAGAGTTAAAAGGAAAATTAATGTACGCAGATTACGATTGCCCAAAATGTAAACACAATGAGTTCATACAAAAACCATACGGTAAAGAACATGAATGGCCTGAGGATATTAAGTGTCCTACTTGTAATGATGGAACCCTTTTGGAGAGACAAAAAGGTCAAGTCGGGGATATATCTATTGGTTACCATGATGGTATAATGTATAATCCTTCTAAATACGTACCCATGAATAGTTTATATGGAGCAGCTGGGAGAACACTAGGCGTTGAAGGTGATTCCGAGTAATTACTAATTTAGATCATGATAAGTTTAAAACCATATACTTCAATTTATCAAGAACGAGCAATGAGTCTATCTGAAGCTAAAAGTTTAGCTCTTGCTCAATATAAAGATACTGACGGTATAACTGTAGTTATTTATGACCCAAGATTATTTTATTCAGCTACTGATTTAGATGACACTAGTTTTAGTAGTGATTATATTTGGAACGATGCTATTTATGCAACATCTACTTTTGGTTCAGATGATGATGTTCCCAAAGGAGCTTGGGTAATAAGACGAACTGCGTCTAAACCAGGAACAAAGATCGGTCCTCTTTTATATGATATCATCTTATCAATAGCTGCTGAACATAATAAATTTATAGTTCCAGATAGATATTCAGTTTCAGATTTAGCACAATCTGTTTGGAGATATTATCATGACTTAAGACCTGATGTTCTAAAAGTTAAATTAGATGATGATATGAATCCTATAACTAAACCTAAGTCAGATGATGGTAAGTTGTATCCTAAAACAGATGACAGTTATGATAATAGACACTTTCTAAATTTTATGTATAAGATTAAACATCCTTTAGATACGACTAGAATGATACAAAATCATATTAAGTTACTAGATATAGCAAACGACTTAAAAGTAAGTAAATCCAAATTCTTTAAAACCTTAGAAACTGTAACTCATCAGTTTTTTGTATATCTGTTTAATAATAAAAAAGCTAGAGCTGGTAAGTAGTGAATAAAATATTTGTAGGTATTGATAATGGAACCACTGGAGCAATTGGAATTTTATCCAATAATTCAAGTATTGTAAAATGGTTTCCGACTCCAATTAAAACTGAACTTTCTTATACTAAAGAAAAACAAAACATATCTAGAATAGATTTTCCTAACTTGATTAAACTTTTAAATGAAGAAGTACTGAGTTATGGAGTTCCAGTTAGAGTTGTTATGGAAAGACCTCGTGTAAATCCTGGTCAATTCCGTACAACAATGTCAGCTATGAGATCATTAGAAGCGACTCTAATAGCACTAGAAGAGCTTCAAATACCTTTCTCATATATTGATTCAAAACAATGGCAGAAAGAATTACTCCCATCTGGTCTAAAAGGACCGGAATTGAAATCTGCTAGTAAGGATATTGGTAAGAGATTATTCCCACAAGTAGATTTTGGAAAATCAGATTGTGATGGAATTCTAATCGCTGAGTTTGCCAGAAGACATCAGTTGTAGTATTTTTATTTATTATATCAGTAGGAGAAATAAAAATACATGATATCACAAGAATACAGACCATTAACTTTAGACAAAATCGTAGGGCATGACAAAGTAGTACAAGAAGTCCGAAATAGGTTTCTAACTAAGACTTGGCCTCAGGTTTCATACTTCAGTGGATTATCAGGTGGTGGTAAAACTACTTTTGCTCTAAATATCGCAAAGATTATTCAATGTGAATCTCCAATCAATGAGTATACTCCTTGTAATGAATGTTCATATTGTATGGATATTAATAAAGAGAGTTTTAAATTAGGAACTCATATGTTCAATGGTTCCAACTTAGATACTGAAACTATGAGGGATATTGAGGAGATAACTGAAACTACTTCAGCTTGGTCAAATAAAATAGTTATTATCTTGGATGAGTTACAAGAACTACATTCAAATAAAAAAGCTCAGAAAAATTTACTCAAAGCATTGGAGAAAGAAAATACTGAAGTATACTTTATTCTCCTATCTATGGATGACTCAAAAGTAGATAAAGCTATTCGTGGTAGATCAGTTCACTACAAATTGTTTCCAGTTGATTATATGATCATCGGAGAATATCTATATAATATTTGTACCTCAAAAGGATTAGAATTAGATGAAGTAAAAAGTAATATTCTAATTACAATAGCTGAGAATTCAGGTGGTTCAGTTCGTCAAGGTTGTGCATATCTTGAACGAGTTATTTCTGGTAATCTTTGGACCGAAGAGGATGTAAATAAAACTCTTAATTTTGTAAATTCACAGACAATAAATAATTTATGTCTACAATTGATTGATCAAGATCCTAATATTTTTTCAACAGAATTAAATGAAGATGTGATTGAAAAGATTAAATCCAATCTAATTAAGTTGAGTAAAAATTTAGTCGGAGCGACTCTATCTCCTTATGAAAAAACTCAAATAGATAAACTTATAGGATATAAAAATGCTACGATTCAAAAAGTTTTATTTATTATAGATACGTTAAATGAACTATTTAGATTCCCTTACATTAATAAGGAATTGATAGATTCTATTTTACTTAAAATATTTGTGACTAAAACTATTGAACAACAAATAACTAAATCTTCTGTTGAAGATAAACCAGTAGAAGAAGTTAAAAGACGGAGAACATCAAATTGACAACAGCAGAAATACCTCCTGAAGATGGTAATTTTGAAGAAATAGATAGATCAACTGTAGAACGATTACAACACCATTGTGATCTTATGCAAGAGGATTTAGATGATGTTATAGTTATAACAAGACGTAAATTCAAATACCCTGATGGATCAAATGGGTATCAAATTTACTACGCAATGGTTGGGGATCTATTTATAAATGCACAAGCATTAAATAGTGTCAATAAATATTTTCAGGAAAATATGGAAGAATTAGTTCATGAACAAATAATACCTTTGGATAATTTTGATGACCCACGCTCCTAGAATACATTGTCTTTTTCCTAATATGGTTGACTCAACTTCCTTTTATCGAGGGGTTGGACCAATGTCTAAACTTAGACACCTTATGGATGTTAGATTATCTACTGATACAAATATTTCTTGGGCATCATTAGCTTGGAACGATATTCTTTTTGTACAGAGACCATGGGGTAAAGCATTTCATAAAGCATGTGTTATAGCGATGAATAATCGAATTCCTATTTGGATTGATTATGATGACTATTTACTAGATATTCCTGATTGGAATCCTAGTAAAAGATATTTTAGCAATACTCATGATCAAAAAGAAATGATTGAAATGATTCAAATGGCTTCAGTCGTTACAGTTACAACTGAAGCGTTGAAGAAAAAATTTCTAAAACATAACCCTAATGTTTTCATCGTCCCTAATGCGTTTGATGATTATATGTTCAAGTTTGAAAAATGTTTTTCTAAAAACAGTATCATTAACTGGAGAGGCTCAACAACTCACAGTGAAGACCTTAAAACTATAATTCCATCATTAAGAAATGTTCAAAGAGAATTAGATAAAAATGAAGATGCAGATTGGATGTTTCATTTCATCGGAGAGGATTGTAGTCTACTAAAAGGTTTAGTTAGATACAAAGAAGCAAAACCTTTGGATCCTATAGAATACTTTCACTTCATAAAAAATGAATTGAATCCTTTGATCCAGTTGGTTCCATTAGTTGACTGTGAGTTCAATCATTCTAAATCCAATATTGCTTGGATAGAAGGAATATATTCAGGTGCAGTATCGATAGCTCCTTCAGTGTTTGAAGAATTTAGACGTCCTGGTTGTTTTAACTATGATTCCTATGAAGATTTTGAAAATGTTTTAATTGCTTGTACTAGTGAAGACTTAGAGGATTTTTATAACCAAGGTTATGATTTTATTGATAACAATTTGAGACTTTCAACAGTAAATAAATTACGAGTTGATATTATTAATGCTCTTATGGATAAAAGTAAGTGATTTTTATTTATTAATTATAGGATCAAATCAGGAGTATGTATGGAAGAAAAAGTTAAGAAACCTAGAAAACCTAGACAAACAAAAGCTATTCAACAAGGCGAACAGTCAGTTGATAAACATCAATCGTTTCAAGCTGAAACTCAAGTTTCAGTTGTAGTGGAAGAAAAATCTTTGTTTGATATCATTAAAGGTTGGTTTGGTTTAAAATAACCAAACCAAATCAGTAGGAGAAAAATGTTAGTTCTTAGACGATTAAAAATAAAAGATTTTAAAAACATTCCTTATTTGGAAATTGACTTTGAAAATTATAACCTTATTTCTGGTAATAATGGATCAGGTAAAAGTTCCATACTTCAAGCAATAAGATTATTACTAACTAATACCCTACCAGAAAAACTAGCTGAATATATTAGATGGGGACAAGAAGGATTTGAACTTCAGTTAATATTTGAATTTCAAGGAATTGAATACTCCTATAAATATGAGTATGACACTTCATCTAAGAAAGAGTTAAAATTCAATGATGTCGTTTTAAAAGGAACTGATGCTAGTTCTAAACTAGAAGAATTCGTAAATGCTGAATTACTTCTTTACAGTTCTATCTCTGAACAAGGACAAAGTTATTCTATATTAAATGAAAGTCCTGCTAAGAGATTAGAACGATTTAAAACAATTCTAGGAGTTGAAAGACTTTCCAGAATAATTGAAGTCGCAAAAGAAAAAGTAAAGCTAAAAAAATCTGAAGCTGATCTATTGGATAAGGAAGTAAAAACTCTTCAAGGAGTTAAATATTCTTATTTTGAACAAATAACTCTACCAGATATTCAGGCAATACAAGCGGAACTTGAAAAACAAGAAAAAGAGAAAGCGGAAAAAGAAGAATTTGATAAGATTAAACAAGAATGGTCTATAAGGAAATCAGAATACGACAAAACCATAACTAGACAAGAAGAGTTAAACTCCTTGATTCAATTTAAGAAGTCTGAAGTATTTGGTCTTCAGAAAGTTGATTTCAATATTGAAACATATAATAATTTATTGACTCAGAAACAAACGGAAGAGCTAGAGGAACAAAAGTATAAGACTGAACGATTACAATACTCTAACTATAAGAAGTCTCTATCTGAACTACAGTCCGAACTAGATAGATTAAATGACAATAAACTCAAACATAGATTATTTAGACTATCTCCTCTATCATTCTCCAAAGAGGATTTAATTAAGTTAAACGAACTTATTAACAATTTAAAAGTTGATCTTAAACAAATTGATAATCACATCCTCTTAGCTAAAGAAGGTAAATGTTCAACATGTGGTCAAGATTTTAAACACTCTCCTGATGAACTCGAAGCAAAGAGTTTTACTATACAGGAACAAATAAAAAATTTAGAGTCAGAGAGTCAAGATAAAAGACAACAACTAATTGATTACGATAAAAAGGTTGAATCTAATAAACAAACAACTGAAAAAGTAAAAGAAATTGATTCGGATATAGAACGAATAATTTTAAAGTTAAAACAACTTACTATAGTAAATGAACCGGTTGAAAAGACATTTAATGTTTCACATATAGATGAACAAATTAAAAGTTTGAAGGAAGTTAAAAACTTATTTGATTCTTGTCAGACTAAAGAAAAAGAATTATTAGATGCAATAACTAAGTATGAAATTGAGTTAAAAACTCTATCTACCACTGATCCAGGAGAATCACCGGTTCAACCGAGACGATTTGGGTTCGATAGCATTAAATATGAAGAGTTAAAAAAAGAAATAAATATATACGATCAAAAAGTAGCTGAGAAAAAACGTATAGAGGAACATAACGATAAGATTGAGAAAGAAGAAAAAGAAAATAAACTTAAGATCAAGGATATAGAAACTCAGTATTATGCTTGTCTAGGTGAATCCAAAGAATATGAGGAAGCTCGTAATATCCTAGAGAAAAACTTTTCATCCTTCTTGATTGAAAAAGGGACTCAATATGTTGAGTCTAAAATGAATTCATTCTTTCAAAAATGTTATCCTAAATACTCAGTTCTATTTAAACAAACAGAAAATAAAAAGAGTATCGATTTCTATTATACCGACAATGAAACCGAAACTATAGCATCAGCATCACTTTGTAGTGGATTTGAAAAACAATTGTTGTCGATAGCATTTAGAGTAGCTCTTGCTTCAATTACTTCAATGGGATTCTTGATCCTAGATGAGGTTGACTCAGATGCTAGTTCTGAGAATTCTATCTCCTTATATAGTAATTTGATTGATTCGGATATATTTTCACAACTATTGGTTGTGTCTCATAAAGCAGAGACTAAGGAAATGCTTGTAAATGAATATTATGCTAAAGAAATAAATCTTATGAATGGGGAAATGACGGAACATACTAATTAAGTATCGGTTTCTAGAAAGTTGCAAGCGATCTAGAAACCTAAAATACAGAACTGAGGTAACAGTTATGAATCCTACTCAATTAGTATCCAATCCCAAAAAATATTATTATTTGGTTTATCAAACTACGAACTTAGTTAACGGTATGATTTATGTTGGAGTTCATGCAACAAAAAATATAAATGATAACTATTTAGGAAGTGGTAAATACCTTTGTGATGCAATAAAACAATTTGGAGTAGATAATTTTAAGCGAGATATTCTCTTTCTATGTTCCTCAAAAGAAGAAATGTTAGAAAAAGAAAAACAAATAGTATCTAATGAATTTAGAAACAGACAAGACACTTATAATAAAAATATAGGAGGAGGTGGAAGATTTAATGCTTTAGGATTAGAGGTTCCATTGGAAACTAGGAAAAAATTAAGTGAATTTCAAAAAGGGAAACCTAAACCTCGTTGGAAATTAGAAAGAAGAGAAAAAATGAAGGAATCTATGAAAGACAAAATATGGATTCATAAAAGAGAAGGGGAACTTTTGACTTCTACGATGATTAAGAAACATTTGATTCAGACATATATAGTAGATATGGGATGGTTAATTGGAAGAGGTAGACTTCAATCAAATGAGGAAAAATTAAAACGAGCTAATTCTAATCGAGGTAAAAAAAGAAGTAAAGAATATTGTGTCTATAGGCGAGAAAAGATGACTGGAAATAATAATATTGCTCGTACTCACCCTAAGTCTAAAGAATCTTATCGAAAAATAGTTAAAACAAGAAGGAATAACAGTTCAAATTGGCATTCAGAAGAAACTAAGAAAAAAATAGTTGAAACTAGACGAAGGAACGGATCGTATATTGTTACTCAAGAATCAAAGGATAAAATGAGTAAAGCACATAAAGGAAAACCAGGACATCCTCATACACAAGAAAGTAAAAAGAAGATTGGTGAAGCAAATAAAAAACATAAGGGTAAATTTCAATGGTTAACTTTTGATAATAAAAATTATCAAATAAAAACAGAATTAGTACAAAAGTATTTATTATTAGGTTATGTTAAAGGTAGATTAAATTTTAATCCTCATAAATAGTATACAAAAAAATATTTATTAGATAACTATCAAGCAAAGTTTATTGAATTAGGAGAAAATAACGATGAGAGTAACTAAAGAAGGTCTGAAATTCCTGAAGGAATATATTGGAGTAATTGAAACATCAACTACTCTAGGTGACAAATTAAAGATTGAAGTTCAAAAAGGAAAAGTAACATATAGTCAGAAAAGTAAAGATGTTACTCTGATTACAACTGTAAGTTCAGATACAGCAGAAGAATTTAGTTTATTAGTTCAGACTAAAATGTTTTGGGATTTCCTAAATACGATTAGTGATAAGGATGAATTAATCATTACTGAAAAAGGAATCTCTTTAGGAGAAGATAAGAACTATACTTTCGAGTCATATACTTTAGAGTTTCCAAATGTTCAAAAATTATTAACTGAAGTTGAATCAGTTAAAACTGATGGATCAACTATTACTTTTGATTTCAAAGACTTTGACAAACTAGCTAAGATTAGCAAATATATCGGTAAAGATTCATTAGAAACTGTTGGTCTAATGAAAGATAAAATTTTAGGGACCGACAAGATTCAAATCGCATATTGTGATTCTTCGGTTACACTAGTGAAGAATTATTTTATTTCTAGGTCAGCTATAAACTTAATTCTGTCTCAAAAAGGTAAAGATTCTGTTCGTATTTTCTTCTCCGATAAATTCTATACCATTACTGTAGATCAAACTATCTGTGTATTTGAATGGAAAACCTATAGTGTTCCTGATCTATTTGATACTAAACCATACTCTAATTTTAATCAAACTGATTTTATTCGAGTCAATCGAGCTGAATTAATGACTGCGTTAACTCGTATGAGTTTTTTCGTATCTAGTAATCCTTCAAATAGAGTATTTGTAACAGTTAATGAAGATAATCTACTAATTGAAAATAGAGACTTTAACAAATCGTATGAAAAAATAACTTTACTAGATAAGAATAAGAGTTTAGAAGGATCATTGGTTGTTCTAAATTGTAAAAACTTAATTGGGTTTATTTCAACTCTAGAAGAGTCTGAAATTTCTATTTTTATTAACTCAGATGCAACTGCTAGAAAAACAGTTAGATTTGAAGACTCAAGTAAAACATATAAATTTGTTCACGTTAAATTAAAAGAAGATTAAGATGCAAAAACCAAAAGGGAGAATAAATGACTGGTTGATCAATGACGAATATTTGAGTCAACTGTCAATTAATTCTGAACATTTTAAAACAACTTGTAAAAAACTATATACTGCTTTGTTAGGTCTTCCTTCTCCTATATATAGTGACTGGATAGATAAGTCAAAACAATTTTACTTTTCTATCGGAAACAAATATTGTTATGTTCCTTATAATCCTGATATTAGTGAGTTTGATTTTCCAGAAATAGTTAATCGATGGGCTTATAAATTCTATCCTGGTTATGAAGTGGATATACAATTTGATAGACCTATGACTTCAGATGAAATAACTCAAAAGATATCTGAAGGAGCAGATCCTGATACAGTATTTAATCTTAAATTTTCAGATAAGAAAAAAGAAAGATTCAAAATTGAAAAATTAGTTATTAGAGACGACCAAATAAATGTTAAGATAAATAAGCAAAGATTCATCTTAATATCTAGACCGGATATGCCTTTGAGTCGATTTATTTCTAACTTTAGAAAGATTACTGATGATTGGGAAAGAAAGGCATTTGTAACTAGATATACAAAAAATATTCTCGAAGTAACTCACTATAAGAGTATAGAGATTAAGTATACTGGTAAAGTGTTGGAAAACTTTTTTAAGATACGATTAGGGTTCCTACTAAATATTCCTTTTCAAGAGTCGAATCAAGAAATGGTTTATAAATGGGGTCGTTTCATTATTTATTTCTCATCCCCGGAACAATTAGATAGATGCAAAAATATAATTAAGTTTTACAAACTTGAATATAAGAATAAGTTTAATTATGAGAATTATTTACGAAAAGAGTTTGGGGTAGTAATAGGTATAAAATGAGTAAATGGGAAAAATCTATACAGTTCAAAAATATTCCTGATTGGCAGTACAAATTGAGTACTGCTGCTCTTGAACAATTTGGCGAAGAGGAATGTAATAAAGGTGTTAGTATATCAGGAGTTACCTTAAATCTTAATTGGAAAAATTTTAATTTTAATCAAGAAAGACTTAAGGACTCTCTTTACTCTGAGTCTAAACCTAATGGATTGGTTGATAGTAGACGAGTTAACCGGGATAAAAATATAGTCACTGAGGAATTAGTCAGACCTTAATTTTAATACTAATAAGTATGGTTAATGTTGAAACTACATTTAGAGAAGCGGTTAAGATTTCTCACGAATTAGGAAAGAAAGGTAGTTATAGTTTTGTTGTTGAAACTTTTTCCTTGCTATCTGGTCTTCAAGAAGCAGATGCAAGGAATAGTCTTTATGATTATTTATTTCAAAGATTTAGTTCAAGTAAAGAATTAACCATAGAATCATTCATCGATAGTATGTTATTACTTGATGATACTCCTCAAATAAAATCAAGTCTAACCGTTGTCCCTGAAAAACCAGTCGATGAGGAGCTAAGAGAAGAAGTTGAACAAGAAGAAACAACAGAATCAATATTACCCACTGAGGTGACGGACTTCTTTAAACAAATAGGTCTTCAGGGTCTAGATGAGGAACAAGCTGAATTATTTTTATACAGATTTCAAGATGTAGTAGCTTCGTATATTGATGATGAAGATTTACTAAAAATAATGGTATACTTATTCTATACCGGTAACTTTGAACCAGAAAAACTATCTGAGGGTGAAGTAGAAGAGTTGAGACAAATAGTCTCAGCTTTTACTAGTGAACCAAAAGATTTGAAAGAAGCTAAAGAGGAAAAATCGAATGTTAAAATAGGAGCAGTTACAACTTTAGTTGCTGCTACTTTATTATTTGGAATCGGTGGTCTCTTAGTAGCTGGTTTATTCCTAGCATTGTCAGGACAATCAGATAAAGACTATGCTAGTAGTAAAGAAGATTTAACCAATGATGATGCTGTTGAAAAAGTAAAATCCGGTCAATCACCAGTAGATGATTCAAAGAAAGAAGAGATACAAGATAAACCTCAAGTTCCTGCTAGTGAAATAAAAGATAAACCTAAAAATTTAATACAAGCGATATCAAATGATTTAAGTTCTCTTAAGGATAATATAAAATCTAAAGTTACTAGTGCTGTAGAGAAAGGTAATCAAGCTATAGTTTCAGGATATGAGAAAACAAAAGATGTTATATCTCATCCAGTTGAAACTGCTAAAAAAGTTGGTACAGCAGTTAAAGATACTGTCACTTCAGCAACTGATTTCTCCGATACTACTGGTGGAGCAGTTGATGATGTAGCAAAAGATGAAAAATCGGTTACCCCTGATGAACAACCAGTTCAACCTAAATCCAAAAAGAAATCATCAAAGAAAGATAAAGATTTAGATCCTGATGCTTATCATAAAAAATATGGTGAATGTCCTGATGGATGGGTTTGGGATAGTGATAAGAACGCTTGTGTTAAGAATTCTAAAAAACCTAAAAAAGAATCTAACGAATTGTTAAGCATTTTAATACTATAAATACTAATTAGAGAGGAATTGCGAATCCTCAATAATTAATAGGAGTTGTATTATATGGCAACATCAATCGCTCGTGGTGGAAAATCTTTTCTACAAACAAGAACTTTAACATCTCAGGATGTTAACTCATTTATTGATTTGGTTTTTAAAACCGATTCAATCGTTAAGCTAACACAAGATTCACTAGTTGGTCTAGGTTCTGGAGTATATACTTCAGATATTTCCATTGGTGGAAACTCGATTAGTTTAGCAGCAACTGGTTCACAAGTAACAACAATTGCTGAATTAACTGCTAAAATAAATTCACAAGTATCATCTTATGCTACTGCAGTGTTTATTGAAGCAGAACAAAGAATCAGAATTATTGCTAATGCTTCTGGAAACGTAGCAGTTGCAGTATCTTCCGTTGGGACTCTTCCTGGAGCAATCGTAGGATCAAGTCAAGTAGGTATTAGAGCTTCTTGGGGAACACCTCTAGCAGGTGGTGGGGTAAACTTTGAACTTTCAAATGTTGCTTCTTCAACAAATCTAATCACTGCAGGATATTTAGTTCAGGCAACTTCATCTGCTGGAGCAGATATAGCTGTCACAAGAACTTATGACTCCTCAACAGGAATTCTGCAAGTTAAAAAATTTAGTGGTTCATTCGTAGCAACAGATATTGTTACTGTGGTTGGAAATATTCTAGGTTAAACTTAATTGCTCCTTATCATAGAATGGATGTTATGATAAGGAGCTTTTTTAATTATGTCAGAGAATTATTACCCTAGTCCAAATCGCAATTATCCTGATTTAGTTCAAAGTCATGTAGACACAATAATAGTCTATGTAGCATCAATTTTATTTCCCAATGAATTTATAACTGATCCTAAAAAAGCATATAACAGAATACTCATAAGTGATGTAAATGCCGGAACAAACATATCACTAGGAGATGCGGTACAATACTTTAAAACCATGAATGATCACTTTCCATTTGTGGCTTATAATGTTGGAGATCCCGCTCCAGCAGATGATTATGGTTTTCCTTCAGCACATACAGTTAATGGTATACTATATAGTCCTGAATTAGATGCATATGTTAGAACTTTTCCTATGAAGTTAGAACTACAATTTATAGCATTCTATGCTGACTCTTTAGATGCCAATAAAGCAATGACTATATTAGCAGCTGATTCAGTTGCATTATCTAGACTTTATACTCCTGCTTTACTAGATGATATCGAAGTAACATTACCGATTGACTTAACTTATTTGTTTTCTAAAGCATCTTTGAATAAAGAGTTTGAACAACATGTAGGTTTCGGTAGAATTTGGGATGTTATCTTTAGTATAGAAATTAGATATATGGATTTTATTATAGATGAGTTACCTCTAGTTGGTACAAATATAGTAAAAGATTTAGCTGGAGTTTATCCTACACAAATAAAAGTTGGTAAAGTAGATGATCTAGTCTTTAGATTATTTAAACAGTATGGAGCAAGAATTGGAGATTCTATATTGGATTCTGAAACTTCTGTTCCTGATGATTTACGAGTAGTCTCTACTTCTCCTATAAATAATAAAACTGGAGTATCTTTGACTTCAGAAATAGCAGTAACGGTAAATAATAAAGTTAAGCCTGAAACTGTAGTATCATCAATCAAGATTGAACCATATGTAGATTTTAAAGTATACTATAATATCAATTATACTATTATCAATATTAAAAATAATGCAGTATCAGGATTCTCTTCTAAAACAACATATACTGTAACAATAGATGAGTCCTTATTAGATGAGAATTCTAAACATCTAGAAGAGCCTTATGTGTTTAGTTTTACAACTATTTAAAAATACATACTAATATTATTATAAGTTATTATAATTACATATTAGAGGTTTCAACATGAGTTATCGTTTAAAAACAGAACAACCTGATTTTTCAGCATTTGTTACTCAATCAAATCCACAAGTAGGTGGTATGGTTATCAAATCTAGGAAGGGTACAAAAGTACCAAAACTTACTCAGGGTGAAAAGCAAGTTACTCTAAGATATGGTAAACCAAATCCTAATTATCATGGCGTATTCGAAGCAATAGAATATGGTCGAGTTGCTCCAATTATTATCTCGTCAGCTTTAGGATCTAATTATAGATATGCTGGGGTTGATGTTAAGACAACTGAAGTTGTACCATTTGGTTCTCGTGCAGGTAGGATCTTTGAAACTTTTAGTTCTAGTTCTTATTCTTCAGTCGAATCCAATGCTTCTTATCTTGCAGCAACTGGAGCTGATGGAAAAACAGTTTCTTTCTCAGGAACTATTACCCCTTCTACAGTTTTACCAGCAATCGTAAGTTCAGTTCAATTATCTGTAGGTGGTAATGTTTTAGAAACTACAGTTGATGGAACCCTAAATACGATTTCTGGAGATGCTTTAGCATCAGGATCATTTAATGAAACTTCTGGCGCTTACAATATAACTTTTAATGGTGAAGCAGGAACTGTTGCAACTTATACTTCAACCGTTGAAATTGCTACTACAGTTGATTTATCAGCTGGTGCAGTTGATAAACTAGTTAACTTAGAAATTGATGGTGCTCTTTATCAAAATATTAATTTTGGACAAGCTACCGGAACTTCAAAAGTATCTATTGTTAATGTTATCAATGCTGCAGTAGGTAGAACAGTTGCTTCAGTCACTGGAAGTAATATTAAAATTGATGGTTTAGTAGCTTCAGCTAATGTTGGTTCAGTTAAAATTACTGCTCCTTCTAGTGGAACATCAGGATTGAATTTAATCTTTGATGCTCTTGCTACATCAATAACTGGTACATCAGCTACTTCACCAACAGGATTCGTTCCTAAAGCAGGCGAAGAAGTTGAATTTAATTTTAACTATCTAGTAGATATTAAATCAGATACTTCTTTCTCTTTATTTACTGCATCACCTTTTGATGATGATTTAGAAGTTTATGATATTAAAGTATCTAGAATTAGTGGAAAACAATATCGAGCAATCTTGTATCTAGTTGATACATTTGGTCCATCTGAAGTCGATACTTTTGAATTCTCTTTGATTAGGGAGAAAAATGCTTTTGGTAAATCATTGTATTATGAGGATGTATTCCTTGATAGTGACTACTTAAAGATTTTTGTTAACTCAGAGTATTCTGGTGTAGCTGATCCTCTGGTCGAAACAGTAAGATTAAGTGGTGGAGATAGAGGAGATGAACCAACAAGTTCAGACTTCTTAGAATGTTATAATTATTTCCAACAAGCAAATGTTTATAAAGTTAAAACATTCATGGATCCTTATGGTACAAACCTTAATAATCTCATAAATGTTATCACTAACTATCAACCTTATGCTACTGGAATCACTGTTGTTCCTCAAGGTAATAATGCTTTAGCTGCTAAAACTTATAGAGTTAATTCAGGAGTTGATTTTGATGGAGTTGCTCTTTATACTAACTGGTTGAAGATCAATGATACTTATAATAACTCTTTTGCTTGGACTTCAGGGGTAGGAAAAATCGGAGTTAAATATTCACAAATGAGTGATGTTTATGATGGTCTCGCTCCTGCAGGAACTGATGAACAAGGAAGAGGTGGTCAGCTAAGAGGTGGATTTGAAATCAAAGAAGTTGAGTATGATTACACTGATGCTGATTTAGAACTTCTAAATGATGCGAATATAAACCCAATCATTAAAAAACCTTCTTATGGTGTCATGATTTATGGAGATAGAACTCTTCAAGTTTTAAACTCTGATACTTCATTTATACCACATAGAAGATTATTTAACAAAATGATTGAGGATATAACAACTCAGATTTTAGAGAAACAAATCTTCAAGCTAAATGATCCTATTCATAGATTGTTAGCTAAGACTCAAGCAGAAACCTATATTGCTCCAATATTAGCTCTTAGTTTATTGAGAGAAGTATATGTTCAATGTGATGAGAATAATAACAATGATGCAGTACTTCAGGTAAGGAAATTTATCTTGGATGTGTTTGTGAAAGTTTCCCCGTTCAGTGAGTTTGTCACTTTAAGACTTACAAGGCTACCGCAAGGGGGTGTCCTGGCTAGTTTTATTCAACAATAATTAAATTTATAAAACTATTCCTTCTTACCTATCAGGAAGGAATGGTTTTACTTTTTTATTGTTCCTACCTCGCTTATGAGATTTACTAATATTATCCTTATGGTTTTGAGTGAATGGTAACTTACCTCTACTATATCCTAAAATCACATAACTATCTAATTCAGAAGGCCAAATCATTTTCATAATATTAAGTTCTAGATTCTTAATCCAAATCCTATTCTTTTTAAGTGTACCCATTTTCAATCTAGTATTAACGGTATGATTCTTTTCATACATACCATTTAGTTCACCTCGTCTAATACATTTAGCTATATGTTCAGGAGAATGTTTTTTGTTTTTCGATTTTTTAGATAAGCTGATTCTTTGTTTATGTTCTACTGATCTAACCTTATTCCATCCTCGTTTATACCCTAAGCTTATATAAGTTTGTAAATCTTTTTCATTTATAAATTCAACTAGGTCTAATTCAGAATTATAAACCCATATCTTACCTCTATTTTTAATAGCTGGATTGTTCTCCCCTCGTCTTCTTTGTTTTTGCTCTTCTGTCCATTTGTTAGTACCTCTCAATCTCATAGTAGCTATTCGTTTTAGTATCTCTTCTTTTGTCTTCACTCTACCAGTTGAGGATATACTGTTTTTACGTTTTTGAGCTGCTGTTTTAGGAACTCCAAGCATTCTTTTTCGACTTTCTTCAACATTATACATTTTAGCTAAAGCTATATCGAGGTCGGTTATTTTTACATCTAACTTATATTTAATATAATTACTTTTAGTCATTCGTATGAATGCATATTTCATTTTAACTTTTGCTTGACCTTCACACATTTTTACTAAGAGCTTATGAGCTATTTTATGTTCTCTCCATTTGAATAAGACCTTATTGTTAAAGTGATTATCTCCTCCTAAACTTTTAGGTATTATGTGATGACCTTCACAGTAATTATCAGGAGTAAATAATTTAGATGACTCTACTTTTTGTAATACGTCAGTGATTTTTCGTTTGTAAACGAGTTGAAAGTAAATCCGAGTGTATTTGTTAGGAATAAACATTTTCGTATCCTTGAGAATCGAAACTCTACCAAAGTTTTCGACTTCATTTAATTAGTATGAGGAAGTAAAAAAGGCGGACAACGAAGTTCCTCTTTTACTTGTCAGATTGGTAGTCCTATCCTCGATATTTAGTATATAATAAATAAGAAACGGTTAGACTTATCTGTTACACAATACTTTTAGTCAGTCATACTAATTATGAGATAAGTGAGGATGAAATAATAATATGATTGAATATGTAACTGGCCTCCAGGATGACACGATGTCGAATATGTTTGGTATACTTTTCCCGGAAGGAATTCCGGGAGGTGGTAATGCTGAACTTCTAAGACTTAGAATGGATCAAGCGTTTGATGAACCAGAAAGAATCGTAGGTCAATATGAAGTTAACTGGGAAGGTATTAAATTACCTAAAACTGGTTCAGAGGAAACTACAAAAGAATTTACTCTAGCATTTAGAGTAGATATTAACCATGAAGTATATCGTGCAATTAAAAATTGGTGGAATCTAGTTCTTAATCCTGATACTGGAGCTATGGGATTAGAATCTGAAACTCGAGTATCAATGATTCATAATGCTTATGGACCTCCTAATAAAACGATCAAATATTCTAAGAGATATAATGGAGTTAAGATCAAAAGTTATAAACCAACTACTTGGGATCCTAATGCAACTGCTGAACCGTCTAGGGTTGAATGTGGTTTCATTTATGCTTCGATAGATGATCTAACATAATGAATGTTTGCTGATCTAGACCGACAAACAATTAAGAAGTTAGTTATGATGGAACTTCAGCAAAAAAATAAGCTGAAGTTTTTCATAACACCCACTAAAGAAGGTTTAACCAGTGGTAGTCTAGGAGCTGGTCTAGCCGGTGGGGCATTAGCATTAGCTGGTAATTTAATTACCACAACTTATATTATAGATATTACTTTTCCCGCTTCATTATCCATTGAATATGATGACAATACTTTAAGACCTAAATCCTTAGTTAAAGGTGGAGAAGTAGTAATAACTTTCTTAGAAGATGAGAAAGGAACAGTTTGGAGATATCTTCAAACCTGGAGAAAGACAATAGCTTATGTTTCTCCTCCTAAAGGCGGAATAGTTTCAGGACCAACCAGTGTTTTATTTTCATCAAATGTTGAATATGTATTTGCTGATAATCAAGAAGCTTCCGAAAGAATAGGAATACTAATATTATCAACGGCTAAAAAAACAGGATATAAATTTCCTAGAATTATGTTTTACGGTTTAAAATTTAAAGGGATTGAAGATATAACTTTAGGTTATACTCAATCTGGTAACTTGACTTATAGTTTAAAATGTTCAGTTAGAGAAGTAGCGGCACCATTAGTTTAAGGAGAATAAATGAACGAAGGCGAAAAAAAATTAATCCATCCAGAAGAGTTATTAAAGAAAGGTAAAATAACAAGAACTTCAACTAGTATTCCTTCAGTTGAAAATACTGAAGATAAAGAGGAACAAAAGTATTCATTTGATCCTGCAATAAATTCAGGTAGTACAGTTAAAGTAACTTTTGAATCTGGTGGAAGATTTGGAAATCCTAAGTATCTTTTAATCAAAGATATGCACGGATTACATTTAGAAAATATTATCACTGCTAAAGAGGATAGACTCTTAGAAACATTAGTTGCTTGTTTGAACGAATGTGTAATCGAACCTAAAGGGTTTGATGTCGGTGATCTAACTAATGATGAGTTTTTTGAACTTATGTTAGGTATGAAATTAGCATTCGACTCAGTTGAATTGAAACATAAATGGCAACATAAATGTCAAGAAAATGTTCCAGAGAAGGATAGAAAACTTTCTGAGTCTTCTATTGACTTAAGAAATGTAACTACTATGAGTATCGAACAGACTGATGAGGAACTCAGATCATTTGCAAAAGCAAGATTCGATGAGTATTCTGAGGATCAATTTAAATCATATCTTATTTCCAAATATGGAAAATTAGTAGAGTCTACTCCTGAAGAGGAAGTAAAAAATATACAAGTAAGAGAACCTATTAAGATTCCTAGTCATGAAGGAACATACGAGTACAATTTCATGAGGATTAAATACCTTATTGAAGCTCATAGGTTAGCAGGAAAAGAATTTGATCACAAAATTAGAATAGAGACAAACAAATCCTATACTGGTATGTCTCCTGAACAAATGCAAGCTGTTCGTGAGGAAAAGATTGAAGAAATAAACAGAGAGAAGGCTCGTAAGTTTCTTTCTTATTCTCAAGCATTCTGTTTAGTCGCTAAAGATACTCCTGATGGAAAGATAACATTTAATACTATAGAAGAAAAAGTAACTGCTAGAAATACTATTCCTAGAAGTGTATCATTAAACTATATGAAAGCTGTTCAAACAATTAAATACGGTATACAGCATGAATGTGACTTATTCTGCGACCTCTGTGAAGAGTCAGAAAGGAGGGAACTTCAACGGATCATCACTCCTTTCGAGCTCATACCAGTTTCTGATTCTCCGAGAGATTTTACCAAACGAGGATTACAACAGCCTACAGGATTTGATTTTCATTTTTAATGATGAATTTCATCTTCCCGATACAGTCTTTTATACTTTACCTTGGCATTCAATTAAAGCAAAGTATAAGAGATTAAAAAGAAAGTGGAAAGAACAGAAACAACAGAGAGACAAGGCAGAACAAGAAATGAAGGCTGCTAGGTCAAGATCAAAAAGTAGGAGATAGATACTAATAGGTATGGCTCTTGACGGAATGACTTTTCCTATACCTCTTCCCGTTATCCTTAGTCAAGGGGAAGAGGAACCTGCCTCTTTAGATGAACAAAAAGAACAAACTGATATTCTAGATGAGCAAAATAAACGTGACCAAGAATATATGCGTTTGTTTGGAATGGATTCTAAGAAAGAAGATAAACAGAGAAAAGAAGAATCCAAACTAAATAAACTAAGAGATAAACTTCAGAAGCAATGGGATAAGTTAGGTATAGCTAGATTCTTCAAAACATTACTTGGTAAGATAGGACTTATGGCTGTAGGTCTAGCAGCGATGGGTGGAGGATTATTATCTGGTCTATTCAGTGATCTAATGGAATTGATGCTGTTTGCTGCAGTAGACCCTAATGGG